CACCACTTTTACTGTGCTTTTTGATATCCACGAATCCACCCCCAGACCGGTGAGCAATTCTTGGACTTGTCTTAGAAATTCATCACTATTCTCATTTAGTCTGATTCCGACCTGTCCTTTATTCGACACCCACCCCCCAGCATCAAAGAGCCCTTGTAGATAAGCTACTACATATTCACGGGGTGCAGATAAAATAACTTGTGGGACTCCCAATGCCCTGGGGCCTGCAATGCCCTGAAACCACCTTCTTAGATTTTGTTCTCCTGCAATCTTCTCTTTTAAGTGCCCTTGCCAAAATAGATCATGTGCCCGAATAATACCTCCACCGTCCCATGTCCCTAAAAGATAAGCCAGCTCAGTATTGCATTTCACGGAAAATCTTAAATCAACCTGATTCCTTTTTAGGGGATGTTCTGTATGTTTCACATATTGAGGGATAATCAAATCAGGTAGATCAAGGAGTGTCCCATGTGACCCCAGGTAATCAAAAGCCCCTACTACATAATCATCAGAAGTAAGATGTTTTAATTCCTTCCAGCCTAGCTTACCGTCTAATAAAACCCTAACTCGATGTTTCCCTGTACCTTCTAAAATTGATCCCCTGTCTGTCACTAAACGCCAAACTCTACGGACACCATTATTATAAACTTTCGTTACTGTTTCCCATCCGGCCCTTGATAACACACTATCACCTAAATTTATATCTTTTAATAACCGACACCCTTTTGAAGTATAGACATAAGTTCTTGATCCCACTAAACAGCGCTCGGCTTCATTGGAATAAGACAGGTGGGTTAAGTCAAATTCTGCCACGCCTGTTTTCTCTTTAGCTTTCTTAGCCACTTTGTATCCTTCACGGCTTATTTGGAATAGGGCCACTACGGCGATGCCCTGTCCCCTGTTGAACGACATGGCCAGCCGCTTACAATCCCTTATGACCTCGTTCAACCTATCCGTGGTACTTGGAACCCATTTTCTAGGGGCCATCAACCCGACGTGATCTATAAAAATCATTGAGAATGGTGTTTTGCTATAGATAACCTCCGCACGATGTCTGATATCGGCCATGGTAAAATCTGATTTGTCGGGGTCTGCCACTTCGATAAAAATCTTGCCGTAGTTTTTAGGGTCCGTCCAAGGCTGTCCCGTCATGGGATCCTTTCCTGTAATGACGCTTGTCCCATTAAAATCAGGCACTACAAAATCCCTTATAAATTTCTTGGCATTGGGGTGGTACTGATTCAAAGTCCCATCCCTTATATTTTCATAAGGGATACATGCAACCGCATCGGGCGTTGATTGTAACCCTAAGTGATACCTGATTTCTTTGAACTTTGTGTGCATGGAGTGCATTGAGTACAGGATATTCCGGCATTGTTCATAAGGCATTTCCAAGGAAAATATCAAAGAATCATGTAGATAAAACACCGCTTGGTTATAAGCCCAGTTTAACATCAAAGTCGAGTTATGTGTGATAAACCCGTTGGCGACAAAGTTAGCAGGGCCGGGAACGGACAGATCATAGGTCATTTCCTGCCCATCGTGTTTTATATCATCAACACGTTCCCATAAAACCCCGTCATCTTGATTTAAGGATTCTGTGCTTTCGGTAATCACTAAGTAATTACCATCGGTAGATTTCTGAACCCTTACATGAATCCCGATTCGTTGGGCAAGGGATTGCACCCCCAAGGCCAGTTTTTTATTAGGGTAAGAAATAAACTTTTGATCTTTCCAAAATTTAATCAAAAACTGTCTAATAACTTCATCAGGATAACCCCACAAGTCCCCTGGTAAAATCATAGTGCTGCGGTTTAGTTCAATAAGTTCGATAAGGGCGTCCATCTCCCCAGGGGACAGTGTTCGTTTACTAGTCTGTTTTTTATCAAGGGGCATGTTTGAGGCAACACCGACGGCATCCCCTATGACAAGGTTTTCAGCATTGACCCACTGATTACCCGGTGTTAAAAACGGATGGTTTCCTGATACCCTGATTTCCCGGCCCGTATGTGTTGTTATTTTATAAATCTGCCTGACCCCGTTTGGGATAACAGGACTGGCTTGATAGGTTTTTATTTGTTGGCTTTCAGGGTCAAGGGCATGGACTATCGGAGCATCCCCTGTTTTACTTAATTCTTGCACACTGCGCTGACGTTTCCGGGCAACATCATAAATCAGGGTATCGCCGGTGACACATTTAAGCCCCCCTGTGAAAGCGGCATGAATCCATAACTCAAACTTTTTTGCCCCGTTCAAGGCCACGTCCAATTGTTGCAAACCTGTGTGTTGTCCAATCCCTGCCAAAGGATCGGACTCAACACGGTCATACCTATTCATAAAATCAACGCCGTCACCCGTCACCTCGCCTGATAACCGTGATCCCAGGGTAGGGGTCATTACCTGATGGCCTTGATCCATAACCCATCGAAGGGCGTCAATGGGTCCGTGTAAACGGACGGATTCATGCCCTTTTTTAATCTCACGGCCCTGGGCTAAAATCTGGGAAGCATCTTGTAAAATATCTTTTGTTAAACGAATCCGCCGTTCGTTATTACGATCTTCCAAGCGAACGATAAAATCCCCAATTGATAATGACGGGACCATTGCCAACTGGTCCAGCCTATCAACAATGGTGTCTTCTTTTACAGTGGTAAAATGGCTTTTAAGGGTGTTTACCCCAGGGACTTCCCCAAACTTTTGAACAAAATCTTTAACAAAATTCCAAATAACTTGATCTTCCGGGATATCGGGGTCCAGCCCTGAATCTACCAAAGCGATATAATTACGTAACAGAATCTGTTTGTCATCGTTTGCAGCGGCTACAAAAGTGGACCGTAGTAATGAGATCATTTCCAGGAACTCCTTTTTTGCTGTTCTGCTTTTGTACGGACTTCAACGGTACCTAATAGGTTTGTGGTGGCTTTAGGATCGGGCATTGGCTTAGCCTTGGCCTTGGCGGATCGTCTTTGAGGCCCTTCGGATAATTCTAAGTGTTCCCAACCTGATAGTGTCTCAATAACATCATCAGAATACGATATATGCCCCATCCGTAAAGGGTTTAAGGGATCATCTATAACCCATGTTGGTTTGCCTTCATGTTTTCTCGTTTGAAAGGCCTCTAATAAGACCTCGGGCATGGCGCTGTTTCGGGAAGTTTTGATTATTGAAATAACTAGCAACTGTGGAGGATCGGTTAAGTTAGATAAGGATTGAAATACCCTGTCTGAATAGCCACGTTGCCTTTCCCAGGCCACTTCGGGGTCTAGCATATCATCTGTAGGGATGTCACGAGAAAGCCACGCATTCATCAATTTCACGTCCGTCACAACCCGGACAAACCAAGTTGAAGGCATCCCCATCATAACCCGGTACATGTGAGGCTGAAATACATTGTCGGATGCTGTAACCCATAGATTTTTATTTTCAAAGCCTTTTAAGGGGGTTTTTTTAACCGGCTTGACGTGTTCCAAAACAGGCCACGCCCTTTTAATATTCATTCTGATATCACGCTCTTTTACACAAAAACAGGGCGTTAGAATATCCCCAATAGAAAAACGGGGTCTTAATTCAGGCGGTACGGGCACAACCCCCCTGCCTTTACAATAAGGGCATTCGGGATTGCCGTCACCTTGGGGCATATCTATAGATACACGTTCCATAAATCAACCCTCTTTTGCATCTTTTAGCAACCCATTGAACAAATCTGATATTTCATTTTCGGTTTCGATAACATAAGAGTCCCCATCACCTTTGACACGCTTACCCAAAACGGCTTCAACTAATTGCATCTTTTTACCTAACACGTCCATAACCCGACTGTCAACGGTCTTTTTACCACGTCTGGTTTTAGCCAAAAGATGAATACAATAAACTCTATCATGAGCGGACCCGATACGGATCATGCGGCCTAACAATTGTAAAAAATCCCCCGCAGACCAAGGGGTATCATAACACACAAGGGCCTTTGCCGCCTGCAAGTTAATTGCCTCCGATCCTGCCGTGGTGATACATATAACCCTGACATCTGAATCGGGATTTTGAAACTCTGTTTTTGCATAATCTCTTTGGGCCTCATCTTCAGCACCCGTAACCCTTACAGCCTTGATCTTTTCAGCTTTTAATCTATTCATAATAATAGATATCATTTTTTCAAAGCGTGAAAACACAATGACTTTTTCATCAGCAAGATCGCCCTCTTTCAGTAATTCAATAAGGGCTTCAAGTTTGGGGGATTCCCCATCGCAATTAATCAAGTTAAGATCATTTACGATTTCTTGGCAATACGCAATAGCCGTCAACTTGGTTACTTGCTTAACCTCAGCTTGATCACTATCCCCCATAGTCAATAACCCTTCCAGGGCTTCATTATATTTGGCTTCCTGTTCAGGGGACATTTCTACTTCAAAGTGTTGGGAAGTCAAAGCTGGCAATTCAGTGGCTACCATGTGTTTAGGCCGCCCAATAAAGAAAGCGTCGATAATCTGCCTGAATTCTTTAATCTTTTCGGGGTAATAACCGACTATTAAAGGGATTTGTCGGTTTGACCGTGGGATTCGTTGCATCCTGGTAATGGCAAAATATAACATGAAAGCGTTATATGACATTTTGAATAGATCAGGAACAACGACTTGGTATATCCCCCATCCTTCCATAAGGTGATTCTTAATCAATGTCGCAGTCAGGCCCCAGCACCGGGATGCTTGGCTTGACAAGTGTTTGCAAACTTGGTGGACCTGGGCTTTGTGATTCTTAAACGCCGTAGCTTCATCACAGATTAAGGTGTACCCTTGCCAGTTTTGAATATATGTAAAGTCTTGAACGGCGGACCTGTAACCCATAATTAAAACCGTCGGGCCTTTGGCATTCACAAAATCATCACGGATGACAGCCCTTTGTTTAGGGGTCCCTTTCGAGACAATCACGGTCACATCTTTGGTAAACTTATCAAATTCTTTCGCCCACTGCATCGCTGCGGACTTGGTAGTCAACACAATGACTTTTTGATTAGGGTCTTTCTCCCAAATGTAACATAAAGCGGCAATGGACTGGATGGTCTTGCCTAGACCCGTGTCGTCACCCAACACGAACCGGGGCATGACTACCAAATGCAAAATCCCTTGGACTTGATAATAACGGATGGTCAAAGGCTTTTCATTACCGTCAAAGTCCGTGAATGTGTCTTTCAAATGTTTAGTAGGTCTAAGTTTAAGGTCTTGACGTTCCCTGATACTTTGAAGTTTATCAGGAACGGGGTTAACTACAGGGGCTGCCATAACAAAATCACCTTCCTTGCCAGTTCAGGCACCGTTACATATACCCTAAAATTTGATTTTATTAGCTAGGGGAGGGAGATTACAAGGCCTAGAATATCCCCCCCAAACAATAAGTGGGGGCGTTGTTTTGCCTCTTCGATAAAACGGTCATATAGCCAATCACTGGGTTTTTGTCTGTTAGGAACGGAAATGTTGATTTTTTTTGCATGAGTTTTTACAGATTTTCGGATTTCTTTTTTCATTTTTGGGATTATATCTTTAAGTACGTACTCCCCTGTTTGTTTAATTATGTTATTTATCGCATAATCAAAAGTCATATCTGGCACAGTGAAATATGTAAAATTTGGAAAACCCCCAGCTTCGGTTAGTAGCCAAAGCATAACCGTTAGGCTATGCTTAACATTGGGGGGTAAAACAGGCCATGATGGGCGGTCTTTGAACAACACCCAGAATAAGTACTTAATTTCATTTTCGCTGAATTTTGCCCGCTTACAGAGTTTGGTTATTGTATTAATAATTCTTGGGGCATAGCGAAAAGAGGCAAGTATCGCATCCCTTGCTATTGGACTCATTAAGTGTTGGTGAGCTTTTTCTGGCTGTCCTGGTAAACGCCCATACATTTTTAAGAAGTGTTCGTCCCAAGCTGATTTTGTCTGACTCATCTTTAGCACTCCCATACCCATTAAGGCATATCCTATAGGCTAAATATCAACAAATTTACTAAAAGTGAATTCTGGGTTTAGCCCGTAGTCCTGACTTTCGTATCCATAAGGATTACAAACGACCCTGGTATCCCCTATCGTGTAATCAAAAGAATGATGTGTATGGCCGTGTAACCAAAGGGCCGGTTTTTTATTCATAATGGTTTTTGACATATCAATAATAAAATAATCATTGGTAGGCTGGCCTGCGAAATGAGGGTTTAAACTTTGCCATGATGGGCACATGTGGGTTACAACCACATCACCTTTTTTAATATTCTTTTTTAGGTAATTTTGGGTTTTTTCAGCTTCCGCCAACCACCATGATCTAAAGTTTGGTATCATGTGAAAATCAATCCATGTATGGGAAGTCGCTAAAATTATCGGAGTCGGGATGTACCATAAGGTCGATCCGATAAACCTTTGGCCGTCTATAATCACTGATGAATTGTCTAAAAAATGAAAATTCTTATGGCCATCTTTTTTGAAGTCCTTGATAGCTTGGGTCAGCTCATCTTTATCCACCCCCCAATGATCATGATTCCCTGTAACATAGACAACATGGGGATAAAGTTTACAGACTTGATGCAACCCGGCCATAAGATTATTCAGCATATATCCGCCATAATTCCCAAAATCCCCTGCTATGACCAACACGCCAACACCGGTAGGGTCCAGTTTAGACAAAAACTTAACACCCCCATCTAGCTGATGTTCCAAATGGGCATCCGATATTACATTAATACGCATGATTACATACCCCTTCTATTAACTTTTATAGGTTTTATCACTTGGGAAAATGTCGGGACTTCCAAAGGTATCGGGTTTGGGCCTACTCTTTCACTTTTATCTTTAGGCTTATCTTTAGACAACACGACAATTTCATCAGTACCGGGAAGTGTAACAGGTTTGAATTGGACTTCAGGTAAAGGTGGGGGTGGAGGGGGTGGTTTGACCGGGACGTACTCACGTTTTAGTGTGTCAGGGTCCATCACCGCCTGCAAACCTTCAGGTAAACGTAAAACCTTATCTATTTGTTTAAGATAGACTATGGTTTCGTCTTGGACAACCAAACCCCTATATTGACGGGCTTGAATCTTTACCCTAGCCCTATCCCCTGAACCCATGATAGAACTTGAAACATCCCCGAATTTATATCCGCCGTCAAAAAAACGTATAACATCACCTTTTTGGACACTGCGCACATCCCCATAAGGGGTCTTGCCGTGTTTATAAATTATGGTGTAAACGCCTTCAGTCAAAAAGGAACCCCTCCAAACCTACTTGATTAATACCCTAAATCTGAAACTTTTGAAACATTGAAGTCTTCATTCACAGAAAGTAACGTTTAATGGTACTTTTGGCAAACTAAAACTTTATGGACGGCGTTTGTCCAATAGCCAGGACTGTCAGACAAACGCCGTCCAAATTAAATTAGGAGTCTTTATAGCCCTCGGGCTTACGGAACCTCAATAGATAGGTAATGGCCAGGGACAGTGCAAGCAGCAGTCCGATGCCGATACCCATCATGGAACTGAAATCAAAAGATTCAGCTTCTTGGACATCCCCCAAAACTTCAGTATCTATGATCTCTTGAACTTCAGGGTCCACTTCCAAGACCTCTTGGGTTTTGTCTTGATCGACCACTACAGTTTCTGGAACTACCTCTTGATCGACCATTACAGTTTCTTGAATTTCAGTGATGTCTGCGGTTTCAGTTGCCAGTCCCAAAGCAGGAATGGCCATGATTATAAGAACGGCTAGAAATTTACGCATTTGAAAAAACCTCTTTAGAGAATAATAACAATAGCAATAAACAATAGATTCCTGGTCCTCATTTATTGCCTTTAAGCTGTCTTAACCCATCGGGATAAACAGCGAGACCCGGTTTAGTTTTATCTTTTAACAAGTCTTGTGGGTTCGGTGTCCATTGATTAGGCCCTTTATACATTGGATGGCCATTGATTCGATACCTATCTGATGATGCCAAACCTTCCCCATACCCTGATGGTGAAATTAAGCCGTTTAACAAAAGACCGTTTTCACGGGAATTACCATCGGCCAAAATCCCGTTCGTGGCCACTACCAATTGGATTTCATCACCATAAGAAACCGTATGGGTATTACCCGATACCGTGACATCTTCTTGGAAGTTTCTGACAAGCATCGCCCTGCAAGCTAAAATGCCACCTTTAAGTACGGGTGTCATGGGGGCGGGTATTGTGTCAGCAACCCAATCAACAGGACCGCCGGGATTGTCCCCTGACAAAACCGCCAAAGGACCGCTCCCCCGGTAAATCCTAAACAGTTTTGTACCGTAAAGTGTTTGGTTAGTCCAAGGGGTAAAATTACCTTCTACACAAATATAACCATCAGATTGCATGATCAACGATCCGGGCTCTCCCATAAATCGTGTGAACTCCTCACCTTTTGTTGTTAATGTAAGGGCGTTTTGGATAGGTCTAGGGCCGGTAACGCTAGTTTTAAGGGCTGATGACTCATCATCTAAGGGGTTTTCACAGATGAAGTCAGAATCCTGTAACAGGGCTCCCAAGGGAAGCCTTTCTGTCATACCCGTCAAGTCAATTTGACTAAAGCCTTTACCAGCGTTGGCGGGGTAGTGCTTACCGCCGGAAAAATTGGCAGAGGTCTTCAGTAGACCCAATTCTTTTATGTCATAAGGCCCAGATTCTAGGTCATTGACAAAAATAAAATTTTGGTTTTGCTTCGCTGGATCAGGGGACCAGAAAGCCATGTGCACCTGTGCATCATTACCCTGTGTTCCTGGTGTGTGGGAATACAGAGTGATATCCCTACCCCTAGCCCAAGCTGAAAAATGGCCCCCTAAAGGAAACTTTAAGAATTGATTTGCTAAAGAAGAAGCATTAAGTTCATCGGAACCAAATGCCAATGTGTGGGTTAATCGCACCGTCAACCCGTCCAAATTTACAGAGCTGCTTTCTGCATTCTTTATTATAGCAAGCTGTGTGGGACCATGTGGTCCAACAGGGATACTATTAGTCCCTATGTTGTGGCAAGTGATTTCAATTTCCCCTGGAATTTCCCCATCAGATGCCTGTATCACTTTCGCAGTGTACAAGGCATGGGATCCTATGCCAGGAGGTTTTCCTAGGACAACTATACTATCGTCCGTACCAATATCCACCACAGACACCGTGTTGATAAGGACACTTTTTTCGCCAACTGCGATAGGGTTGGCAGTTGTGTTAAAGGGGAGTACTTCAAAACTTCTGGGTAGACTCTTAATAACAGCCTCTGTTATCATATGGGACACTTTCAGATAAATTCGGTGATTTTGACCTGGGTGTGCCGCAATGTGGAAGGATAACGGCGGATGGTACTGAGCGAAATTGGATAGTAATTCTGCGGTCGTGGAAACCTCGCTGGGGAATCCTTGAAAAAGATGATCTAAATAAACTTCAAATGACAAAACTTGTCCAGGATTCAATAATCCAGACAATTCAACATCTTGGAACTTGGTTTCAAGATGAGCCCCATCATCTAAAAGCCAAACATGCTCACTTCCCAGACCTAATTGACCAGGCCCTGTTCCTGTGATATCTAAAACATGTTTAGGATAGGAAGCATACAAATCAAAAGTACCGCCGTCTGGTAGGTTTAGTTTGACAACCGCATGGTGCCATTTACCTGGATTGAGATACCGTCCCCTGGAAGTACCCGACATCAGTGCTAAATTAACTTTTGCCCGTGTCGGGTTTTTGTCCTGCCCTTCAGTAAAGGCCCTTGGTTCCACTCGCCATGAAGCGGCGTTTTCTGACACGGGCATCCGCATTGCCGAGTTTGCGTTGTTTTCAACAAAACCAGAATCCAAGACTGTCCCCGGATACATTTGCCCGCCGATCTTCCCCGTCCCTAGTGTTGTGTAAAAATCCATTGATGCCAGGATTTCAAAGGCACGGGCATTGGGTATTTCTGGTACAAATTCCCCATTGTCATCAAATTGTTGTATAGGTATCCTTAACTTATATTGATCGGATTTATTTACTTGGCCATACCTTGCACCATAATCCCTTGGTTCAAGAACATCCCCTCCACGGGTCATGAAAGGATCGCCTTGGTATGGTGTCCTGTTATAAGCAACATACAAATGATCATTCAAGCCTGCTGGGGCTGGAATTGTCATACGGACCCCTTCCAATTCAAAGGGATCATCAGTGTCTGTTAAAGATTCTCCACTACCATTATATCTACGGCACAAAACATAATTATTTTTGTTTATAAAGCCCCTGGCAAAACCGAATACCGTACATTCGACTATGTATTCGTAATCTTCAAACCTATCACCTTCGGTATAACCCAAAGCCTTTGTGATATCTATTGCATTACAAGGCAGGATATAGGTATGGTCTAAATTACTTCCTGTAACGTCTTTTGCCCCACCTTCCAGAATAAACAATGTTTGATTTACGGCATCGGTTCTTAACAGGTTAGGCGGCGGATTATCGACGGGGGTATTACGATCTGAATTGAATGTCAGACCCCCCTTGGCATAAAAATCTTCAGCACGATAAACACCATAAATCCGGGCCGGGCCGTGATATGGCGGCAGCATGATACCCTTAAGCCCTTTACCCAAATCAGATGAATGTACCGCTGCCAGTTTAGCTTTAATGTCCGTATCTAAAATGTCAGTGGTTTTACGGGCTCCGATACAGGGCTGGTTCAAAGGGGAACCTGCCAAAGTACTTCTATGACAATATCCAACATCAGCGGTAGCAGTAAAGAATAACGGTTTAACCGTACTTCCAGACCCTTGATTGGACTCACCTCCGATAATGTTAAAGCCAACACTGGACGGGTCTGTATTATCGGTAAATAAATGGTTAATCCCGCTCATAAAGGGATCATCATTACTTTGTTTATTCCAATAAGGGATATCCTGCCTGCCAAACCGGGGCATGTATTCCCTGGGTATGGGGAAACCCATCCGTTTACCACTTGTCCAAATATCCCCACCATCTTTAGATTCAGATAGGGGGGCGGGATAACTTGCTTCCCCTATAAGTGAAGTAGGTAAAGCACCTGAACTGAAATTAATAGCCTGAAGGGTCATTTCACGATCCCTGAAGGGTCTGAAAACCACCGTCTTGCTACCCTTATCGATAAACAATTCGTGTTCACGGTCTTGTTCTGTAAAACCGACAACACCACCGCCCATATTGAGGGCATCCGGTGCGTGCCTACCCTGGGCTGGCAGACGATTCCAAGTTTGAACATGGACGGGATCCCAATAGGTTTCATCAGACGTGGTATCCTGGCTTTGACGTAGATAACCACCCAGGTCCACCGTAGGATCATACTTTTTAGCAAATGTCAAAACTTGATCAGGGACTCGTGCCATACCACTCCGACCCGGATGGTAAAGCAAGGTCATGTTTAATAGCATTTTGGAATCAATGTAAGGTAATCCCGTTGCGGTATCTGTTTTGATCGATCTGTCATAAGGGGTATCAGAACCTAAATTATCTGGATTCCAGGGGGTTCCCCATCGATAAGTACCTTCTAAATCCGTCAAGGCTACTGCAATATCAGCCCTGTTAGCAGGGGTATTTGAAAACGATCCTTCCACGGCACTGGAAAGATCGTCTGCATTAGAGTATAAAGACCGTAATTCAAATGTGACAAACCCTCCCGAATCGTTTTTTATGTTTAATTCTTTGTTACTGACAGATTCTAAGAATAAACAGTTTGAAATAGGCAGGGCTTCTGAATATATGTCAGGAACACTATACTTAGTGTACCCTACCGAACCCGCCCCAACAACTTTAAACACCCAATTATTCCCTAAACCATCAACAGAGGTATCCCCATAAGTCAAAAGATACAGTTTTGAAGATCGGCCTGACAAATCTTTACCATCATCAGTCAGCAGCCCCCAAAGCGTTTTACGTCCACCACATAAAGGTTTAGATACCTTGGAAGGATCGTTTTCAAATACCCCTCCAGGAACCCCTGTTTTTGTGGTATAGAAAACCCCGTAATCATCAAAATTGATCCCAGAATCAAAAAGATACTGTGTGTTACCGACTGGAAATCTGAAGTTAGCTGAGCTATGTCCAGTCACTTGTAAATCACCATGAACCAAGCCTCCCAAAACTATAAAAGGACTCTCAAAACCGTCTTGAGACCAAGGGTATAAGGGACCGGGGTGCCTTGTTTTATACTCCATATCCGACATATCTTCAGGCGGAGGTTCACTAAAAGCCTCTCCTAAAAACCTCATAGTTATGGGATTCTGATCCCCGTTATTATCTTCAAGTTTGGGGGAATTTGATTTCCAGTATTCGTTAGGCATTAAGGCCCTAACATCTTTTGCCCCGTATGCGAAAGTTGCCCTTGCCCCACCTGTCCCATCCTCACCACCCAGGTGTAGAAATACGACCGAACCATTTGTCCAAACATCCCCCCCGGCATCATAACCCGCCGTATTAAAAAACGCTTTTGGCCTGAAATCCGGCCCTACATCCCAGGCAACATTAGCATCTAAAGAATCTGCAAATTGATTAACTTTGCTGGCTTTGTTATCCAACAATAATGTCACATCACGTTGAATAACTGCGGCATCAGACCATACCGTTCTGATACCATCCGGCCCGTCCACCCGTGTCACGCTCGATGGTGATGGGATCTCCCCGCCCCCATGCCCCAACATGTAATCTACTTGATGGATTAATGTCCCTCGGGAATTTCCTCTATGGGATGTTTTCCAGGTTGATTTTAATTCCCCTTTCAATAGGGAAGCCACACTATGTTGCAGCAGCCTCTGATAATCCCAATCGTTCGATGTTACGGATCGTCGCAGGTCTAGTATATCGGTTTTTGCTATTTGATCCGCATATAGGCCGTCAGGCCGTGTGTTGTATATTCCGATCAAGGCCCCGACCTTGTGCCTCGTTATGGCAGAATTGACAAGGCCCCTGCCCGTGATTCTGATTGTTTCATTGACTAAATCTACCTGATCAATTGAAAAGACCTCATCATCTATCGTGATAAGGATATCGTCAAAGGGTTCATGATCAGGATCTTCCAGACCACAACCGTTAAGGTTTTCCACTCCTACGGTAAACGTTCCATTTTGTTGTGCAGTGATAATATCTTTTATCGAAGCCTGTAACAGAATCCTGGCACCATCCAAAGGATCGGCCATCATTTTTGTATGGGGCGTTCGATCTTTTGAGCCGTTATGGTTATCCGGGCCTACAGCTTTATAAGCCGTGGTATTTCGCCTAAAAATCGCACAGATCGGGATTGCATAAACATAACCGTCTATTGTCCCCAATTCATTAGATGGATCACCGTCCCCAGCCCGCCAAAGTGATGGATCGCCCAAGGTATCCTTCATATTGGTAAACTTTTGACCCCAAACAGGGGAATTCGCCGTCCCTTGTCCAAAAATCCTGGGGTCCCCCAAGCCGTCGGGATTGAATTCCAAAGTAACCCCGGCATTGCCTCCTTCCCCTTGTCCAAAAACACGGATTCTGTACTGGACCTGTAGTCGGCCCGTGGTAGAAAACCCAATGGCAGGGTCTTCTAGATCGTCGGGTAGATTCTGGCCTCCGTATTTAACGTTCCCATAATTCCAAATTGTCGAGGCACTTGGCTTATTTACCGTTGAAGGGTTGGCATCGATCCTTGCTAACCATGCCTCTAAAAATACATAATCAACACGACTGCCCGTTGCCGGTGGGGGATAGAGTTTAATAGCATTGGTTACATCGTTTTGGATATCAGTTCCCACTACAGGAATTAACCAACCATTTACGTTAGCGATTGTTACGGGAAACTCACGACCTTCCGATGATCGCCCTAACACGAATCGGTTAGACCACAAAGGGTCAAACTGATAATCATCCAAGGCCCTGACAGGATCAGTTAAGAATCCCGATGGCATTTTTGCTTTGATAGATTGTCTTAGAGCCTCCCATTCGACCTGCGAAAGATAATTCAATTCACTATCGCTGGGAACCTTGCCCTCTTGCCATATCAACCCGGCAAATTGCCTCGCCACTGCGTTCAAGGTCCGTGAAACACCATTACCGAAATCCATGTCTTAACCTCAATAATCATCAAAAAAGGTCATTACAATAACCAATTTCCTATAGCCTAAATAGTGAACCGCCAAGTAACGGTCATCACTGATCCCACAGGTTTGGTTAGTAAAGGGAAAGTAAAATAGTTAGCAAACAGGTCCAGGTTGGTTACGTCAATGGTTTCATCATAATCATCAGGACCGTTTACTATAGGATTCCCCGGCGAAGGATCATTTACATTATAAGCACTCAATAAACCCATTTCATTCAAAGGGCCATTTGCTTCCCCCGTACCAAAAGTTGCCGTAAAATCAATAACATGAGTTGGAAAGGCCGTGGCATCCTGACCATTTTCCGTACGGTATGTCGCCGTTACAACTTTGCGAAATAGTTCGGTGTTTAATCGTCGCTGTCCTTTTTTCGGGGCATCAGGGTTTCTATCGGAACCTACAGCCCCTGTCCCTACGGCCAACATGTTTATCCCATTATGCTTATTCAAGTTGGGTACAAGGCTGTTTTTTAATAGTCGAGCGATTAATATCCCGGCATCCCAGACGATCATATTCTGGTGTTCCCGTGTTTCGATAACCGTCCCATCCGGCCATGTCAATTCGATAAAGACATGGCCCTTGGATGTTTCCATAAACTCATTCAATTGTTGGGATATCCCCATCTGTACTTGATCGCTTTGAAAAGGTTTCATATTTTCTGCCTGTCTCATAATTCAAACCCCCCTTATAATACACCACGATGTTCGATTAATTCCCCGGAATCAGCCCATCGCAATTCAATGGACAGGGCATCTTCATGTATTGTTGCTATAAGACCTGTCTGCCCGTCATTGGTTTTTGTTATGATCTTCACGTCCCGATACCTTGCATGAGGTGGGCTTATATGATACGCATAAGTAGTGTTATCGTTGGGGTCGATTGATTCCATTAGGTATTCTTTACGGGGTTTATATTCCACTGTGATTATATTGCCAAGGTTTGAAAATTCATAAGGGTCATTTAAGGTCACTGTCTGTTGTTTTTGATCAAATACCCAATCATTAGGGCCATAGCTTTTTTGAGCTTTTTGATCGGTAATTTTAATAACATCCAAGGCAAATGTGTCCGTCAAGTCTAAAACATGCTTATCAGTAATAGTCAGGTCCACTAACAGTAAATCACTGACATCACTTTTGACAAACGGAGGGGTTCGTTCGTTTAACAGCGTTGCACTGTCTAATAACGGGGCTTGTCTCAAGTAGGTTTCTGTTACAGGTGTTCCAGGAATAAACACTACTGTCACACGATCTGATGTGAATTCTTTGTCGTCATTTAAGGTAACAATTTGTGTTTTACGATCAAAGTTCCAGGATTCCCGTGTCAGGACGTTAATACCATCAATAATTTTATAAATACTTTTTGCGTAAATATGTGTCGGCTTCAATGACACTTGACGTTTATTCAGTATTTGAACGGTTACATTCTCCAATGACGTGTCCAATGACATTTCACCGCTAGTGCCTACACTATGCCTGTTTAAGACCATTTGATTGTTGGCAACGTAGTTGTAGTTAGGGTCTTGTGGTTTGAACAGCCGTGTACGGAGCCATTCCCACCGTTGGACGGCGTTATTGTCATTACATATACCAAACTGGAACCCGCTTGGTTTATCAGTTTTGGGTAAATCGGCATATTCAACGTTGATCCATCCTGATAATGGTAACGATTTTGTGTTTACCCAATGGCCTTCATGCCAGGGGGGGCTGCCCAGGGCCGGAATATAGACAATAAGACCCCATTCAGGTGTATGGGATAAACGAAATTCTTTACCCGAGGTCCAGTCCACTTGTTTAATAACAGGCCCGATCAATTCAGAGTTTTTTACATCATAAGGATCGGTCCGGGGCAATTGCCAGTTATCTATATTCAATAAATCTCCATCCTGATTATCATTGGTAAAAATCCCCACCGTATGTTTTACATCATCTGAAGGCAGGTTATTAGCCAAAACGGAATTCCAGTAAACTTCACAAGAGCCTGTTGGCAATGTCCCGTACAAGGCTTGGGCCGGGCCATTAACGTTATCAATAGGAACCGTAGGTAATTGAATAGTATTGTCGATTATAAGGCTTGTAATGCCGGATACCGACTTAATCTGATATGTATGGGCTTCGTTTAGCTTCCAGTTGAAAGGATATGTTTGGATAATCTGATTGTCTTGATCGGTCATGGCCACGAATCCCGATCCCCATCGCAACCTGATATTGCCTAGGGTCATGACTACAGGGGACAAGCCTTGATCGTTATCGAATGATGTTTCCCCGATCTTTACCTTGGCTTTAATAACCCGTTTTCCTGACAAAAGATTCCCGGCGTAAAGCAGGTTTTTATCCGTCTGACTGATACGATAATCCAAACCGACAATATCGGATGTAGAGGCCATCACATAATGAACGGGTATCCACGTAGCTAGGCTTTTACAGCCGGGCTTGGCCTCGACCCCGTAAACCATCTTATCGTAATAAACATCCCCATTGATACCGGTGTCTTGTACACGGCCTTGCCAATAAAGATGATTATCGGCATAGACAGAAACTTGACCCTTCCCGTTCGAGACTATTTGATAAGTATGGTAAAGGCCGTCATTCCAGCCAAAATCAAATTCCCCTAATACAGTACCAGTTAAATCAGTAATCAAAACTGTATCCCTTTTGAACCGTAACCTGATATGGGAAATTTTAGAAACATCCGCTCCGAAGTATAGGCTAGATAAACCGTCATCACTAATAAGGCTATGAGGGTTAAATTTTAGTTTAATACACGCAGCCCGGCCCCCTTCATCACGGTGGTTTTTAATATCAATATACTGATGGAATTCTTGATCACTGTTATACTGATAATTGTCTATAGGATCGGGTGTCAGGCTGTCCAAACTAAACACTTGCCAATCATTAACCGACGGTAATTCGACAATTTGACGTTTTTGATCCGTCTCAATATAAGATAATGTCCCGAAAGCATATTCCCTTTTACCGTCACTGGCCATGAACACCAGCCCTGGACGGACACTGTAATCCTGGGATAGCTTGAAATTAACTTCAAAGTTAGCCGTCGTGTCTAAAAATGTATCATAAACTTTGGCATTATAATTAATGCCGTCAAAAACCAACTTGCCATCTTGTTCATAGTGATAGCCTTTTTTAGATAAGTAATTAAAACCATCGGTTAATTGCCCTTCACTATTAAAACCATGACGTTTAATACTAGCCGTTCGATAAGATAAAACCTTGGGCCTGACGTTATAACGCACAAAAGACCAGTCACACTTCGGATAGTTTTCGTCAAATAATTGCCCGAACCATATCCCATCACGTAAATTCTGAAACCGTGCAGAATCGGCCATGTCCATTTTGATATCATCAGAATGAACTTTAATTATCGGTTTTGACATGGCCAAACAGACATAACCGTCAACGTCTAGATTTAGATAATATGTCGATCTTTCATTCCAAGGGGTCTCGAATAACATGACAGGGTTTTTATTGCCGTACACGCGAGGGTCCGCCGGGAATTTATTATTAATACTTATCCAAGTAGTACCATCAGTGCGTGTGACACTAGATAAAATTTCATAAATACCCTTTTGGCTACCATCTAAAATCTGAAACCGATCCCCTGGCTTTAATGAGTAAGGTATATCTTTAGTGTTGACTTGAATCCTGTTATACAAACCATCGGGACGATCCGGGATAAGAATGGTCCCGATAACCTGCGGGCCTAATATCCAGGATTCAACAAGATCGGGTCTTGTGATATCTTTTAGCAAACCGACGTGTTTTAAGCCGTTTATTATCAAAGCCCCTGCAACACAAAACTCCGATCCGCAATAACCAAAACCCACACCTGTAAACACCCCGTCGGTTTGATCAATGTCAGTAATTTCAAATCGGGTCGTGACGGCAATCAGAGCCCCTGTATTGGTAAAGTCAACATGCCGATAATTGAACCCGTCCGTTATTAAAGGGGCTTCCCAAGCATAAACAGATGACGGCTGCCGCTTTCTAAAAAATGGGACAGCATCAACGGCATTACTTTGATTCAATCGCAATGACGTGGGCGTGTTCAATAATGTCGAACCGGCCTTGTCAAACCCAATATGACGCCACCCTATAAGTAAAGGATCAGCCGATTTCCTGTTAGGCCCTATAACCAATTGCATGGGAAACCTGCCTTTGGGAATAAGGCCACCATGCTCATTCAAAACCGAACCAGGGGTGTTCAACCTAATCGGGAATGTCGGAGACTTAATCCAACAATAATCTATAAAGACCTGGGCATCCGGATCGCCGGGGTAAAGGGAAGGGATCGGATTTTGTAAAGTGATTGTCCCCGTATAAGGGTTGACACCAGTAATAGGAACTTCGGTTTTATCCCGCCCGACGTAAACATGAACATCATCAATAGTAGCAGGTGTGTTATCCCCCCAATCCTTTACCAAAGGACCGTTGGGAGTTTGAATAATGGCCCTTTGATAAGAACCCTCCCCTAAAAATTTAGCAGATAAGATACCAGAATCTAAAGTCACGGCCCCTTCATATTGAATGGCCGTCATGCCTGTCACGGTTAAGCTGGCTTGCAAGGGATCCCCTGAATCCGGGTAGGTAACACTTTGAACAGTTATGTTAATAGGATAAGGGGCTAGATTAGTAAAAGTCCAATTATTTATATCAGTAACATAATCACTTGGGGGCACAGTAGAAAATTTAGCAATAACCGTAGAAGTATTAAATGGGTATAAAATTAAATCCGATGCGGGAAGGTCAAATGTATGGTATGACCCCCCATAAGGCCCTATCCCATAAGGAAATGAATAAATATCAGGATCGGGTGGGATCGGCGGATGGTCCGGTATGTCATAAATAAAATTAGTATTCCCAAAAGACCCTAATCCAAAAGGGATCATAAACATATCGGGATCAGGTTCTATTGGTGGTGTATAAGGCAGCTCATACGGTCCAATGTCCCACCCCTCGCCCTGGGGCCTCTCCCTGCCCAGGTAATCGTCTGTAACGGTAGGCAGGTCTATACCAGCGTCCACACAGGGACTGTCCGGGTCTATGTCACCGTTGATCAGCGGATCGGCGGTGATGGTGCCTGCCACGTCCCAGCCCGAGTCAAAGGCGTTCGCGCAGTTGAATAGGCAATTATTCCGGGCGGTTGGAGTTATTGTGGTACCAATAGTGACCCCCGCCGTCTGGAAGTTGACAACGACGTTATTGACAAACTGGGTAGTCGAGAATGCCGGGGCAATCGCAGCGCCGCCCGTCAGGCCGGAGCCGATCAGCATATTATGCGCGACCAACGCCCCTGCCGCCGGTAGGGCCGGGCCTGCGATTAGGGAACTGTCACCGCCGCTGTGATGGTGCGTGATTATGTTATTGACTATGCGGCTCGCCGGTGCTGCGCCTGCGGTGCCTGCTGCCAGGGAGCTAGTCCGTATCCTGGATCGCTCCACGATCAGTTGGGTAGTGCCGCTGATTTTAGGGGCTAGGTTCGGGATTTCGTATAAATCACAGTCGGTTATTGTCAGGGCAGCTGCTGCGCCACCACCTACCACCTGAGCCTGCCGCCACGTCCCGGTACCGGGCAGGATCACTACTCCGGACAGTGTTTGAGTGTTGGGACCGCCGATCCCGGACATCAATATCCAATCTGCCCCATTGTCTAGCCGGACTCGCCAAGACGTGTGTAATTTCACCGCCTTATTGCCGAAATAAAACACATGGCCATCTAGGGTGGCATGGCTTGGCGCAATCGTCGGTTTTGCGTCGTTTTCTGTTAGAAATCGGACAGTTCCGGCGGCGGTAAACGTGATTACGTTACCTACGGTGGTAGGGGCCAAAACACAGTCAGCGGCGGCAATAATGTCAATAAAATCACGGCCTACCGTCAGTCGTTCGTCGTACGTCGCAGCGTCCAATATCGTGACGGTGGACCGATCCTCGGCTGTACCGTTGCTGGACGCCGTGATTGCGGCCTGGATTGTTGTGTAATCGCCCAGGCCGGGGGTTTTGTGGACTGTTAGATGGGTTGCCACTGCTTATCTATTCCGCCGTTATTGTAAACTCATGGGTTATTGATTGATCCCCTACCCAAACTATAGCCGTTCGTATCCCGCCTGTTGAAAGCGATACACTGAAAACTAATTTATTAAAAACTAATTTAGTAACATCGTCCACAACGGTGTTTGCGTTGTTTAGATAAATATATTTCTCACCCCCGTCATCACCGGCTAACATTTTTTGTCCGTTATAATCACCAATGGAGTCCACAGGCCCGTTTTTTATAAAAATCATGTAAGGTATGACACAAAGCCCTGTCTGTATAGGTTTTCTATACCTAGGGTCCAAAGGATTTGGACTTGCATAGACCGTAATTTTAGTTTTTCCGTTCCCATCCGGTTCCGATGATATTGATAACGACAAACCTGCTATTTGAGGAATATATCGGGATTCCGCAGATTTCCAGATATATGATTTACGAACAGCATTAAAGTCTGTATACACGTCTATCAATAGATTCCCGCCCAAGTTAGATATCTGTTCATCACCACTAAACAAACATGTTGTTTGATCCCCGTCTAACCATGCTATCTGATTATCTTTACCAGCCCAGGATCCAGTTGCCTGATCTAATACTAGGCAAGGCCTCCCAATGCCCATCCCACTGATGTCAGAAGGGTCGCGGTAGGCACCAAAAACTTGCAAGCCACAACAAGCTGGGATGTCTACTAATCTCCATTGAGGGGGTCCCTCACTATCAAACTCATATCTATAAGGGATTCGTGAATTACTGTCATACCAATAAACCGTATCTTTAACGGGATCCTCATAATCAAAACCAGACCCGTTCCATGATGCAACCTTATAAGGATTAGCATGGTTTGGGCCTGTTAAAAAGACGGGATTGGGTCTATCAAACGGTTGTATGGGGTTTGTATTTAAGGGCATCTGATAATGAATTGGCTTTTCTTCAGGCTCAACCTTACTGTCCATGACTTGTAACATGGTCACATTGACCCAGGCTCCAATTTTAGACCCAGCCCAAATATCATCAGGTACTATCAAGGATGGTTCAAGTTGGTCTTGACCTTTGTCAAGCGCATCCCCGCCTGGAAAAGCCGTGTCCCAGAGGTATACAACGGGAAGATTTAGAGATCCATCGTCACCCTCAATGACAGGGACTTCCTTCACTATTATAGCATCTCCAGCTTGTAATCCCACTGAAGATTTAGCCTTAAGAGCGGTTAGATCTTTAACCTTTTGAATATCGGCCCCGCCACCACCCCCAGGGTCTAGGCTTGCCACCCTATTAATCAATTCATCAATAGCATCTTGAACTTTAATAGCATTTAACTGATCTGTCGGATCAACGACAGGGGTAGCCTCATTCCAAGGCAACCTATAATCAGGGTCATAAGCAATGGTATCCGCCTGAACTTCGGACTCCCACACAACCATATCTTTACGGGCCGGATTAGGGTCTAGATACTTAACCCCTTCATCTAGAATACAAGAACTTGTCCTAATCTTCTGGACTTTGCCGTTAGCTAAACTCGTAGTGTCAATACCCAAATAACCGTCTTTGATCAAAGAATGTTCAAATTCGGCTTCGACATCATTATTACGGCCTTCTAACAAGACTGCAAAATTATCCCCGTCCCGCTCATCTTTACCGATCAATGTCGAACACTTGAAATTCACTTCCCCGCTTTTTTGATATAAGGCTAAGCCAAAAGCCTCAACATGGGCATTATAAAATTCTGATTCCAACACGGCATCGGTATCAGCTTCCTTGACATAAATGCCATGGGTTTCTGAAAAGACCCTCAAATTTTTAGCCTGGATATCGATTTTAGACATGGCCCTGGGTTCGATGACCAGTGCCCCCATATCCTTATTTGACAATACATCACTGATAATCTGACAATCCGTAAGGTTATATTTACCCGATAATGTCCCATAAGAAGCAGGAACAATGCCCCAAATATACAGGGCAGGGCCTTGTGTGGCCGAGTCTTTACCCTGTCTAACTATGCAATTATTAAAATCATAAGTGGCCCTAGACGGTAATAATAATGTAGGTTCTATTGTTTCATGCTTATTAACAAACACGATATTTTGGGCTTTGATAGTATCAAAATTTGATACCACATCCACCCCATGCCCCGTCATGCCTGATTCTGTTTCTACAATAACCGAATTTGGCATCATGCCCATCAGGTAAATAAAAGGCTTTAACACCAGGGTTTCAACATAACGTCCCGGTTGAATGAAAATAATCCAAGGGTTATCATCATCAGGTGCTGGTGTTTGGTTTTCAGCCCAGTCAATAGCATCTTGGATGTTATAAAAATCCCCAAAATGAGTTGCTGGAATATCAATACCTGTTTCTGTCCCTACGGACCCTGTAACATCCTCTGCCCATCCCGGCATGTGGATAATGTTATCGGGATCATTAGGGGTTTTTGAATCATCACGTCCTTTATTAGAATCTACATACAAGACCCGTCCCGAAGTTGCCGTTCTTTTGATAAAAGCACTCAAAGTATTTACATTCTGATTGACAGTGTTTGCCCACCCGGTCGGACTGATATCTTCTGGGATGTTCAACACCCCATCATGGACCTCACCCGCCGCTGGTAGCCTTATATCCCCAAAAACCGCCGGGACCATCACCCTAAGATACTGGACCCCTTGGGTAGGCATACCATTATCAGTAACAAGCCTTACTAGATAAGACCCGTGGTTATCCAAAGGGTCTGAAAAGGCAAAACTACTCGTTGTGACAATCTCGGTATTTACCTTTGAGGCCGTCCCGTCATTGGATAACGGGCGATAGACCACTTGCCAGTCGTATGTGGACGGTGGTGTGTCCCCCGGATCGTGAACATAAGAACATGTGATATTATCCCCAACTTCGGCAATAATACTGTGATCTGCCCCGGCTGGGTTAGGGTTTCCGTTAATGCTTATGAGAATATGAGCTGCCATTACTAAAACCTCGCTTTCCTAAAAACCTACCATTTAATCAATTTCAATAGCCAAACTAATCAGAAAAATTGATTAGTAACATCAACATCTGTTTCGATATGAACCCTTTGCATACCTAACCTGTCCACAGTAACAGAATACACTTGATCGCTCAAACTTTCCGGCATCCAGTTTTTAATTTTCAACAATGACGGGCTTATCCTTACCCTATTATACGGCATCCCATTCAGGGGGGCCGGATGTCCGGTTCGGATAACGCCCCCATTTAGTCCACACAAAGCATTTATTCGATATTGACCGGCATTAAGCCCTTCATGTATCGTTAAAATCTCACCCTCAATTACTGATACAAAGTCCCCGTCAATATCAATCACGTCGGGTCCATTCACTGTGAGGAATCCCGATAAGCCCGTCGGCAAGGTCGTGTACCTTCTAGGTACAGGATCGTCGCCAAAGGGAAATATCTTTACATCTTCAATAAGCCATTCATCTTTATTCACACCCTCTGTGATTGTCAAATAACTACCGGGCCTTATGCTACTAAAATCTCTATTCACGTCCCTAAACAAAGATCGGTCTGTTAACGTTTCCCCGGTACTTCCCGATATGGCGTACGTCCCGGTCCAGTTTTTACGAAAATCATCATAATGATAAGTAGAGGTGCCCCATTCGTTTATGACTTCACTAGTGATTATATTCTTGAATGTTTCATGGAAAACATGCCGGTACTCATAAAGGGTATGGGCCGGTTTCAATGCTTTCATTACTAGGTTAATATTTTTTTGTAATGTTAACGGGTCATTGGGAAAATCCGATATAAAATAATCATAATTCAATAACAGGATAGCCCCTATCGGAATCCTATCTTTTTGAATTTCGATAACCCCGTTATCCAAAACCCTGTAGTCAACATCCCGTTCATATTCAACAGTTTTATCTTGACTAAAGACCCGTACTGAATCCAAATCTATATTTACATTATCTATTTCGATAAGGTACTGGTCAAAAGAATGCTCTTCATCATCGACCGTAACACGCCGCTTTCCTGATACATTAATTTCAAACGTGAATTGATCGCTGGTGCCCCATAACGATCCTTTTGTTTGACGGGCGGCGATGGCCTTTTCTATCACGGTCACGGATGCGTCGGTTAGGGCTTCAACACCCCCGGTGACAGAATCTTTAGTGGCCCCCTTTAATAATAATTCGACCATCCGTTGTAAAAAATCTCTGTATGTCACGTCCCCTGTGATAACAGGCCAGCCGTCAAAAGTATTTGCATCGGGAAAAACCAAACTGCCTATAATCTGAAATAAGACTTCGGATCGTGTAAAATCATAAGACGTATCAGCCATGACCTCTTGGGCTGTTATTTGAAATTCTGCCAACCGTTCGGCTATGGCTTGGAATTCCATTGTATAAAACGGCCCTGGGACTTGGGAAACATAGTTGGACGGTAATAGGCTTGTCATCTCGGCAATGATAAGGTCCGCTTGTGACCTGATCATGGCTTTACGATCTTGGCTATCTTTAGCAAACGGGGCAGGGTTTTGATTAACCATGCCCGGTAATATGTTTTTAGGGTCTGCCATAATGTTTAAGCCCTTTTATCTTCATCATAGACAAACTCAACCGCCCCCAACCGTAGATACTCCACAGGACTGGGGTCTATGTTTTTAACCCCTTCATCACCATAAACCGTATAAGAAACCTGATATGTTTGATTCGCTATATCAACATCTTTCGGCAAAGCAACCAACACTCTGTTTTCTGTCAATGACACCCTGTACCCTGCCCGATCTTCCACACTGGAGAATGGGTAAAGCCTTTCTAGGGTTTCATTATCGCTATAGCCGGGAATCCAAAGGCCCTCACCGCCTATAATAAAGGCTCTATAAGCCCGATCCCGTAAAGGGACACCGTTAATGTTTGGGGGCTTGTTATAGCATATCAGGTCTGTTACCAAGGGTTTATTGTTTATATCATAAGTGACAAGAGACACCTCTTTAGTGTCATTTGACAAGCCTCCGCTATTCATAGTTCCTGAATCAAAAGCATTTTTTAACAAATAAACATCAACCGACGGTGTGGACCATTCTGCTACATGATAATAATCCGATGTTGGGATAATTTCCCTCAAAACCAATGATTCATCAGCTTTTGCCAAATGGGTTAACGGCACTAAAACATAAGAAACACCTGTGGAGTTTTCTATAATGTTAATAATATCCGATTGCCTTACTGATTGACCTAAACCCAGGCTATTAAAAAACCTTTGTAGTTCAGTGCGCACATTACCGTCAACAACATTCTGGGTATAGCCTTGTTGCATGACAATAGTTGCACTTATATCAACATCGGTTGCAATGGCCTCTTTAGTCAGGATATCTGATGTTATATGGCGATAAGGGGATAGGGCGTTTTGAACGTTGCTCACCATAGCGTTAACGGTATATGTCACGGTGAAGTTTTCATCATATTCATATTCAATGATGACAGTGGACCCGATTTCGATATTAGAGCCCACTGTTAGATAGATAGCCATCGGAGTCTCGCCCCGTTCACTGATAAATGTGTAATCCTTATTGTTATCAGTGCTGTACGGCCCGATGTATTCAATAGTCCGTTCACGGTTGAATATGTGAACGGTGACAGGATTGATTCCTAAATCCTGCAAATATTCTGTACGGTCCAAAAAGACGTGCTCATTGACGGATGTCAAAGTTTTAAATGATGGGGTTTCTGTCGAGACTTGGATATAACTATTGGCTTCACTGGAACGCCCTAGCTTTGTCGCAGGGCTTCCGGGGAATAATGAATAATCACTTTCTAAAACCAATCCTGAAACATCCCCTGTTAAAGATATAATTGAATTTACAGGTTGGCGTTTGAATATATGTTTATTACTAGTCCTGAACCGATATGTTCCCATGAATTGATCTGTTAAACTTATACCAACCGGAGTATTATGTTTAGGAGACAATACAATAACATCAGGGGCTTCGATTTCAACATCGGTCAAGTCAAACACCTTGCCCGTGGTTATGTCTTTGAATACAAGACCCCAGGCCGGGTTATCTATCATTTCTATTATAGGGTTGTCACTTGTCACTTGGCTATTGACCACCCTAAATCGCAAATCCTTCAAGTTGCCAACGGGTTCAAATTGAGAATCCGGGTCGCCTGTTAGTACCAGTTCAAAAGAAAAGGCAAATCTGTCAGTGGCTTTAATTACAGAATCCCCCCGTAACCAAATATCGACTTTACCTCCAACATGCCTTCCCAAGTCATCAATATCTCGCATCATTAAATCATGGCCGCTACCAACAACACAAACCTCTTCAACACCAGGGATATCCAAGGCCCTTGAATAAAGGCCCTGATAAGTACCAGAATCCACCCCTGCTAAAACCCTATCACAACGGGTAGCAAGTTCCCTATTGCTTTCAGCATCCCGTCCGCCAAACAACGGGGCTTCGTTTACGGCTTGGATACCGGAGGATCCTCCACGAATGGTTTTTAATTGACCGGCGGCCAAGTTACCGGATTTTCCAGGGGTGTCCGCCTGAACAAAGACCTTGGTCGAATAACGGCCCGTAGCAGGATTATAAATACTTCCAGCACCCGTTGAGGTAATCTGCCCAACCGAAGTCGTTCTAAATGTTGTACCCCCGCTAGTCAAAGCAGTCCCCATAGGCAGGTAGTAAGTGGTTGTCGGGCGGCTGGTGACATAGATAGTGACTTCTCCACGAGCCCTTCGACCTGCACGCCTTTGAACACCCCTTGTGGCCGCCAATCTATCAAAAGCATTATCAATGATATTCTGCACGTCTTGATCCGACTGCAAAAAGAAAGCCTGTTTCAAAGCCTGTTTGTACGGGGATTGTGTTACAGGGACAGAATCCCCCGTAAATCCGGGATCATCAATAGCCAACAGGGTAGAAAAAGCCTGACAATTTTGTAAAAAACCAATAATAAACCGTAACCGTGATGCTTCGGATGCGAAAGGGTCAATAAAAGTATCTCGCAAAACCGACCCCGGCTTTATATCTACTTCAGGATGGGTTCGATAAATAGCCAAGGTGGTGTCTTGAATTATTTGTTGTCTTGAAACCGTTGGCAATGATGCAACAATAGGGGAAACTGTTAACGGAGCCGCTGCCACTTCAGGAGAATAGGCTGATTCATATTCAACACCGTCAATAAAATAAACAGCCGTGGCAACATAATAAATGGGATCGGAATCCTGCAAGGCCATGAATTCAGAATTGGGCAGTGCCGGATTTTGCATTGACGTTGGGGTGGATCGCCGATCATGAATAAATGAATAAGCCTTTACTTGATTAACCGCTTCAATTGTTACAGTAGTCTTAAAGTGGTTGACATCACCAGGAACCGCCAACGCCTGATGATAATCGGTTTTGATAACATTAGGAATGACAACAGTTTCTTTATCACTTTCTGTCATTTGAGAAACAGGCTGGGATGTCTCAATCCCTAACATTTGAAAATAAATAGGGCTCGAAACGTGCGAACCATCTTTATTTAAGGCTGTTTTTGAATCCGCCGTCATAAAGCCTACAGGGGATGTTTGCTCTAAAATAACGGGGGTAGAAACCTGCACTGGATTAATTCGTCTATATCCTGATAAACCTCCCCCTGAAGTCGCCGAACCATAAAAGTTATATCCAATAATGTCAGAGTTACCCGAACCGTGAACAGTTATTTCCACCTTGCGATCCAAACGTTCAACAAAAATATCGGTAGGGGGGTCAATATCCGCCCCCCTGTATTTTTCTTCAGATATGTGTACGGTTACTTTCGCCGGACGGGTCACGTCCCCATTTGACAATACGGAACGAACTTGAAAGGTGTTTTCACCCGACATTAACAATAAACCATCTGGGTACACTGAAGGGTTTGGAATAATGAAGGTGGAACCCTCAAAACTCACGTAGTCTGAATCATTCTTAAAAGTCTCATTGTTTATAGCAACTTGCATGTCTGCTGTATCAGGATCACATTTACCAGTAAAAAACTGATATGAAACATCAGTCGAGTACCGAAACTCATTTCTATACTTATTATCAGGCCCTAAAAATTGTGGTTCTTGAGCCATATCTTATTGTCTCCCCATCATCATCAAGCCGTTTGACCCCATCAGCGCTGTTACTGATGGGACTGTGAAAACCGTGGTTAAGTTTATAGGTTCCCCCGACGCATTTTGAACTGTAACAGAAATTAAAAAAGCCATATTGTTTTGTACGTGAGGCTTTACATCTACAGAAATAATTGAATACAAACGTTCTTTATAAGAAACCTGCTGAAACTTTGTCTGGGATTCTTGAAGGTTTTGAAGTTTAGCTAAAGCTTGCCTCACGTCCTCACTAATCAAAGCCGTTATACCTGCTACAACTTTTGTTCCAATATAAGATTTCAAATTGGTTCCATACCAAGGGTGGTGTGGATTACTACCTTTATCAGTTAAAATGATCTTTAAGGCTGCCTGTTGTAGCAAATCCTCATTTTCAACCATGAAAGCCTGCCCACGGTTATTGAATCTTATATCGTTTTCAACATGCCCCCCTTGACAGCGCAAGCATCTATTTGAAGGCACACTGTAAGTAACCTTGAAAACAGGGTTATTTTTGACAGGGGTGTTGAATTTGATATACCTGCTCACACTTGCCGCATCTATTTTATCTTCTTCAGCCCGATCATGAATACTCCACGAAGGGTACAATTCCCTACCATAAGCCACTTTCTGATAATCAAAGCCCAATAATTTTGCGGCTGGTCCCCCAACCCGAACAACCGCTTCAGGCCCTACCGCTTTCGTGTTTGTCAATACCAAATGCCCATTTTCTGATTTGATCTCCACATGCGAATTTTTTATTCCTGTATCAAGAATTTTTACCATTGACTCTACAGAAAACCGCCCCTTATTTTTTACTGGGATTATAATTAAATCAGTCTCTTGAACATCCCACACCTCATAACTATCCCCTTTAGCGAGTTCCGAAGTTGTTATCGCCAATACATTCTCGCTTTCATTTATTTCAAACGGCCCCGAAGTGCGGTTATGCAATATAGCCTGCGAGAAAGTCCCGCTTTGTGGTAAGAAAATCGTATCGTTAGCAGTTATCCTTACAGACCCTGATGAGCCTATAGGTTGTCGAGTAAATAAAGATCGGCGATCAAGGCTGTTTAATGGAACCACTTCCTCTATGGTTATATGGGGACACTGCCACGCTAATGCAAAGTCTTGACTCACTTAACTAAACCTACATCCAACTACCCAGACACTTAATACAAAATTTATTGAAGAATTAACACCCCATAGCATCACGTGTTGCTTCCGAAGGGGTGTCCTCAAAAGTAAATCCTAGATAGGCAATTGAACTGTTAGGCAGCCCATATGAAAGCACCCCTCCGATTTCATCGGTTTCAAATATTATTTCATTTATACCTTGAATCAAAACCTGAACTTGTAAATCAGGATTGAATTTTTCAGGGTCCAATTCTCCAGGGGATGGGATTGTGGAACCACCCCCCCATGCCTGCACCAGAATCTCATCCCGTTCTTTTAGCAATTGCTCTCGAAGGTCACACAGCTTTATTATCCGCCATTCAATTTCTTGTAATCGCTCTTTAATATCCTGATTCGCCCAGGCCCTTATCTGATGCATTGTCTTAACAATTATGTCAGAATCAGTTCTCGAACGATCCATCATTCTCACACCTTGACGGGGGGCATAGTACCGATCTGTACAAAGATAGCCCCCCTTCAGGTAAAGTTCGTTAGATTCTATATCTGGCAGTTGCTCAATGTTTTCGGTTGAAATTGGGGCCACAACCCCTCCACTTGGATAGGTTTCTTCTACAACCATTGAACCATCTTCAGCATCGACTTCAACAACCGTACCGCTTGGATGCATGAAAGGTGAGATATCTAACGGATTCCCCCCTTGTGCGATGTATGCCTGCATCAATTTTCCAACAGAGGACCCGTGAGTAACTGAAATCCCAATCCGTTCTTCAGAGGCTAGCAGGTTGTCCCCCTGTTTATATTTTCTATAGACAACTTTCACATCTCCGATTCTTCTCACTTCGGCATTGATTACAGCTATTCTCTTAAAAACATCTCGCCGATTATTTAACAACCATGAAGTGCAGGTCTTGAAATAGCCTATTGGCCATACACTCATTTTATCAAAAGTCATAGGACGATCACTCCTTTACAAAACATCAGGTTCCTCGGGTTCGTCTTTGCTTTTTGGGTTAGGAACAATTGCTACAGGGGGTAATAGCCCGACCATACTATCACTTCCAGAATCACTTTCGGTATTGAACATCGTTTTAAGAATTTCCATAATCAACGCTGTCCCAGGTAACGGCATCACTACCCCTAAACCAGCACCATACGATAAGGGGGAATCGTTAGGTTTTTGTTTTGCAGACACAAAATCCGCCAACATACCATCAGTCCCATCAGAAAATAAAACTAAAGCCGATGCTTTTGGTATTTGAACCAAACTACGAAAAAAAGACATTATGAGATCATTGATATTTTTTATTAATTCTTGAAGTTCTGTAATGCGACCTTCAAGATAATCAATATGAGCTTTTATTGCATCAACTATAGATTGCATCGTTTCTTTAACGGCTTGCATCCAGGCTTCCAAAACCCTCATAACATCATCTATAGCTGTAAACCGTGCTAGAAACCTTGCCTGTACCCACTCCCCTTCTTGTGGGGGCTTCACTAAAGAGGATGCCGCCGCATTTAACGCCAAATAAGCCTCATCTAACAACTGCCCGTTTTTTGCTTTTGCAAATAAGCCACGACAATAAACTATCCCACACTCGTCGGGGTTTATCTCCCTTGCTTCCAAAGTGTTTTTGCCCATGTAAAATACGGGGGCTATGTCGTCCGCCGAACCTTCATAACTAACAGGTTCTAATTTCTTTTGGATAAAGGGGTGGTAGTTCGAGGGGATTTCCCACTTACCGTCTCCACCATCCAGTGCCTGTTCTAAAACGGGTTTCCATGCCGGGTAGTCTTGTTTTGCTTTCTCTAAGGCTCCCTTATCATCAAATTCTAAAGGAAGTCTGAACTCAACATTAGGGAACTTAGGAATTTCCATAAATTGTGGGGCTCGAAGTTTGTGGACCCCGCTTATTTGAAGCAGGACATCATTAACTCTATCACTTGATATGCCTATACTGTGATGGTTAATTGCCACGCCACAATTCAATGTTGATAATTTAGGGTTGGAAAAGTATTCAGATATAGTGGTATCCCAAACAGCATCTTTGGGGTATGTGGGCACCACACCTGCAAGATTAAACAATTCTCTCCAGGTAACAGTACGTAAAAACTTTGTATTCTGCACTATCTCATGCTCTACTTCAGGCCGTGGCCCTGTAGCTTTATAAGTGTCATAGACAAATATATTTGCTAGCCGATACACGTCCTCTCTAAATTTATTGGGGGGTATTGTTTCTTTGGTTCTGTACATATCTGCGGGATTATTTTTAAAGACATAGCCAAGCAAATGTCTAAAGTTTTCAAGCCCGCTTCTTTGAGCTGCTACTTCGGACAACAGTTTTTTCTTTTGTTGAACTAATTTAACCGTTTCAGGATCGTAGTTTTCTTTTACTTCATCAAAAACTTTAAGGTCGGGTCTTGTCAAAGCTAGTACAATAAGAGCCGTCCGTACAGCATCAAAATACTCTTGGACATGAGCAGTTGGGAAGGTCAAAGCCACAGGATCGGAAAACGGCCCTACATCAAGCGGCCCAATTCCAGGGGCATTGAGTTTCCATGCTTTATCAGTAGAAATTAACTGACTGCCTTTGTCTAATAAATCATAATTGAAGGGTGTTTTCTTATTGGCAACGGCTTTAGAACAAGCGGCCACTCTAACGAACACTTCCGAGGCATGATCTTCAGTTTTAACAAATTTCATTTTGCCATTAGAATCTTTTTCAATATAGCCATCACTAGGCATGTCTTTTAATTTCAGCACGGCCTTGTATTCTTCCAACATGAATTGAGCGCCTGTCGAAGCTGCTGACACGTAAAAGAATTTCTGGAAATGATGATCATTGTCGGCCCCTAGATTTTCTAAATCAATAACTGTCTGGCTGGCGGGGGAAGTCATCCCGAACATCCGCCTCTTACCCGGCAAGGTATTCCCGCTACCGTCTAATGAATTATTATAAGTAAAGTCATTAAAACCGCTTATCTGATCCCGCCCCCCAAACAAAACTACGGGGTTCCCTGCCTGATCGACCACAACACCGGATTCCCTAGGTTGAACTTTTTTCTCCGAGCCCTCACTTGACGATGCCATGCCCACATTGCTTTGGGGCCTGTCAAAAAATAACGGTATGCCCTCTTTAATTGTGGAAACCGAAACGATATACCCCTTCGGCGGAAGGGGTGGGAAAGGGTTAAAAGGGTTTTCAAGGGATGGTTGTTCGACCTTCCATTTCACTACAGAAATGTCCGGCAACTTCTTAACTCCCGGCTTAAAGAACTCATCTAAATCTTTAGGGGCCAGTATTGTCGCAGCATCAGTCGCATATAAGATTTTAGTGATAGTTGGAATGGGAAGGGTGCCTGTATCAAAATCCGACAAACCCCCTCCAAAAAATTCCAACATCTGCCTAATAAATAGGACTAGACGTTCGATGTCTGTCATATCCACAGACAGGTAGAACCAAATACTAAAAACTTTTGAGTCCGCTGAAGTGATCGGTCTAGTGGGATCCGAAATATCCACCATGCGGGAGATCATGCGGCGTTCATAGGCTTTGTACCCACCCCTTATATGCCCGAAGGGGGGTTTTAACAATGCCCAGTCCCCGCACATGTAGATGCCCAGACTTCGCAAATCTCGTAATAAATTAGTAATGTAATCTATAATTAATTGAACAAATGCCAGTATGGGATCGACATAACCTACTAAAAAAGACTTCACAAGCTGTAAACTAGCCAACGCAATATCTAAAACAGAAACTAAAAATTCCGCTATTGTGTTTACAGCCTCCCGAACATCTTGGAGAAAGTCCCGCATCTCTAACGTCACTGTCCCCCATTGATTGTCAGGCATATTTAGACCCCCGGTTTATGTAACTTATAAAAAGCTACAAGGGCTTTCTCCAAGCCCGTTAAGTACATTCCCTGCTTCACCGTCCGCCGCCCCTTTGCATCCTTATTATTTGTTCCTGCAAAGCCGCCATCCGCTCGGTATCAGCGTTTACCAAGCCCTCTAAATGGCTCCGCAATTTCAAAAGGTTTTCTATTTGAGGTTTGATAAATGGCAAGTGGGTAGTTTTTTCAACGGTTTCATTCCACTGATTAGTGGATATCCCGAATTCTTTAAGTAAATCTTTTAGTTTCTGGTCCATAGTGTTACACATCCTTTAGTGATTTCAACTGTTCAAAAGCCCTAGCTTGATCTGCCAAGGTTTTTGGTAATTGTTTCTCGAACCTTTCGATTGCCGCCAATGTCCCCAAAACTTTATGAACCCGATAATTCAACCAAATCTGTCTCATGGCCCTAAACCGATCCCGTGTATCCAAAACTTCGTCGATAAGATCGGGTAAAACAGGATCGTCATCAATGTCTGAATCATAAGCGGCATAAGCCTGTTTGCCAGGGGATACGGGTGTCATGTTAAACGGATTTGTATCATCGGAGGTCAAGCTGTTTAATTGGGTATCTTTAATCCAAAACCGTCTGTCCAAAAGCGACATACAATAACCGTTATTTGCAAAAGGTGTCACGTCTGTCCGCCCGATAATAGACATCAGGTATTCATTAGACACGACGCCTAGACCGGACTCTGGATCCCTTGTATCCCCCAAGTCACTTATATGCTCATATTTTTGAAAATCGTAATAGGTTCCGTTTTTATAGCCAGCCAATAACCGTTTCAGGAATTCGATTAAAGATAGGATGCGTTCACGGTGCATTAAAATAAGGTCAACGGCTTCTTTACTAAACAATGATGATGGACGGATTATCCTATAAGAGAAAGGCTCAATTGAATGATATTTCAAATTCCCGGAACGCTCTTTGAAACTCATGGTTATAACATCCCTAGGGGCCGTCGGACGTAAATCCATTGGGTTTTCAATTCGTGAATCGGAAATTTCTGAATCATGGATTGTTGGATAAATAGAATAAGCCCTTTGATCATCATCAGATAGGAATGTTTGAGTAAAAGTGTTATCAGGGTCAACTTCGATATGTGTCGGGGTTATTTTAACCACCCTATAAAAGCCCCTGTTATCGTCTGTGATTGTTGGCCTGCCGGGGACGTAAACTCCAGGGCTTGTCCGTTCAATAACGCCTTTATCCCCCAATGGCCTCCCACCCTTTTCAGGGAATACAGGCAGATCATCGATCAATGGAATATCCCCAGCAGGGTCTATGATGACAATATCACCTTCTTTTATACCCATACTGGTATAAGGTTTAGATAAACTACTATCACTTAATTTATTGGTTTCTTGAACATACCCTCCATTATCATTATTCCAATCAGCCTCTGTTTGCCAAACTTCCTTATCGGTTATTAGTTCCAGCAATTGCATGTTGGATTGTTCGTGGGGTACGGGGGTGTGTTTCAAGAATATCTCGAAGTGATAGCCAGTCGGGTCATCTACAGAAACCAGACCGGGCATTTTTAATAAAATTTCCTCATCTGACATAACATGGGCTATGGGAACACTGTCTATTACTTTATTGACATTATCCAAAAGCCTGAATATATCACCTGAATGAATGTTGACATCGGAATTGTCAAAACCTCCCAATTGAGTCCCGGTATAAGGGCCTTGGCCGTTTAACATAAATGACTTTGCCGACACCTTGCCAACCTGCCTATCGGCATTAAAGCTATAGCCTGTGACCACCCCACGGCGGATTTCATAGGCATATTGCAAAGGTTTAAGGTTATGGGTTAGTTCGGCCTTATGAAACCGTCTTATCCTGCGAACCGTGAAATTAACCTCTTCAGGGGAGCCAGAATCCCGCATCCCATAAAACCGTGAATTAATATCAGGGTTATATGGTAGGCTATGGTTTTTATCAACAATATGGGCAAAATCGGAAGTCAGGTTTGTTGCCATGCGGGGGAATGTCGGCTCCAAGAATATCCCGGCTTGGGCATAAAACCCTGCCAAGTGATTGACCCTATTTTGTAAAGCTAGGGTAGTGTCAGGTAGGATGCACTTCAAGCTCAATGGGATAGCGATATTTTCCCCTCCCCATGATGACGGGGGGACATTCAAGGTATGCCATGAGGCTGCTGTGATATTCCCAACGTCCAAGGTGTTGATGATGCCATCATACAAAACATCGTCAGGGGATGCCATGGTATTACCCGGTTTGGCTAATGCCAGTAAAGGAACCAAAGTGTCGGGATCACCAGGGGATTTTTTGATTTTTAGATCATCAGACGGGTTCCCACTAAATACCAGGATTCTGTCTTGTAAATTTTCTTGTAAAAAAGGCGGTGGGATTAAAGAAACCCATCGAAGGCCGTAAACAGCATTACCAGCGTCTAAACCTACACTATTATTTTCCGGTAACAGACCCCCGTTTATATTCACAGGCCAGTACCGCATACCTGAAACGGAAACACCTTCTTTTATTAAAGAAACGAACGTCGATTCATCATCAGGGAGGGTATTTCCAGCGGCGTCCAGGAATGACCCGCCCGAAGGATTTATCGTAAAGATGCCCTGTTTTGACGGGTTTGTTGATAAGGCTGTATATTCACAACTGATAACAGAATATCGGTATTCCATTTCATCAGTTGATGCCAGATGATTTTGATTTAGTATAAAATACAATCTGCCCGATGCCGTAAAACCTGATATGTCTCCAGGGTTTATTTCATAACCGTTACCTACGGGGGCGTAATCGCTTAAAGTTAATTTGTGAGTTGTCTGGTCATACCCCACTACGGTTGGGAAGTGGACGGGGCACCATCCGGCGGCGTTGGCGTTACCGGCCCGTGACTGCATAGTGATCTTTTTAATCCCAATATCCTCGTCGGATTCTGATACAACGTGTCGGACTAGATATGTCCCGCACATTGTCGAGGCTATATGACCAGGATTTGCCGATTTATCAATAACGACAATATCGCCGGGGACTACGTTTGACAGGCTGCCATCATTTACGGTGATATCGGTTATCTTATTGAACCCGCCCGTGAACCCTGTCCCTGATAGGATCGGCCCCTTTTGATCATTTTCATTTGAGGGCAGGATTGCAGCCGTGACGTGATCTCCTGTCATGGCTCGGTTATCCAACCCTTCATAACCATAAACCTGAATGGAACCCCTTTCTGTTATATTATTATCTAATGGATCCCACGTCCCGAAAGTTGGGAAGGTTAACGGTACTGACAGATTATTTACGGTCGATGTTATTGACGTGTTATGGGTATTCCCAACAGTAATGCTATTTATCGTTAAGTTGGCTTCCATATTGATATTCGATAAGGGATGTTTTGTCCCCTTGGGTAAAGCCCTTCGCATATCAATAACTTCATTAAAAGTCAGCCTGTCGTCAGATATCCAAGCGGTGTTGGACTTACCTATAACATCAATAGCGAATTCATAACCATATAGGGATCGTCTGATAGTGTTGGGGAGATCATATTGAATCTCAAAAGGGATAACCCATTCATTTTCTGACACCCCGCCTGGGACTTCCGATAACCAAGGCAGAATGTCATAGCCCGGTATTTCTATATCCTGATAACTCGTTCCGTCATAAGCCGTACCGAAAATCGGGGGGCTGCCTATGTTATAAACGGTTTCATTATCCTGGTAATCTTTAACAGTTATCTTATTCGTCTGTAACGTGATTGTCAGAATCTCACGCCCTCCGGGGTCTGCGACCGGCCATAAGGGGTCTTTATCTCCGGGGAGCCCTTCATTTATATCCTTATCCCATCGGGCATAGATATGAATAACAACTTTGTTATCATTATCTACAGATAAGAAATCATTAAGGTTCCCAACACCGGGCGTAACCCCATTATTCAAAGCTAACGACCCTATGCTATTAAAGCGTAGGTATGTTTTATCGTCATCAGAGAGGCTTAAAAATTCAACACCGGGCGGGGGGATCGTTTCTGATTGAGGTTCCCCGTTATAAGGGTAGTTATCACTATTGTCAATAAAACTTATGGCCTTATTAAAAGTATATGTAACAGGGGAGCCCGTTTGGTTTGACCCCGGAATTAACGGCGGTGTTGTGGGAGTGATAAATCTCGGTATTGCCACGCTGTCCCCGCCCACTTTGGCTATTGAATAAATCCCCATCGGGCCGGGGACAGGATCGTTATTGATTATAAAAGGGCTTTCGTTCTCCACCTGGACAAACATAAGGTCATAAGGTCGGGCGTTCGATGTCAAATCAAAGGGGAATTGTAAACGATTGTTATTTACAACACTTACATCATTGGATAACAATTCATCAGGGTAAACTCCCCAGATATTTAGATAGTCCGGCACTAAAATGTCTGCCAATTCCGTACTGACTTCGCCGAAACGGTCTAGTTCAGTGTTGGAAGATCGTAAAAATGGATATTGACAATCCCCAGAATCATCAAATATTTCCCCGGACAAAGCCGGAATAGGATAGGGTGTTTCACTGTCATAAACAAAGGATACCAGACCTTCCAGTGGGGATAAGGGCTTGGGCGGTTTTTGCCCTGCCAGTTCTTTGACCGGGAATGACGGGTCATATATTGACGGGTATGTTTTATCTTTTAAGACACCTTCGGGCGTTATCCTTACGTCGAAACCCTTTCTATAAGTATTGATCCCCTCTGTCATTTGCATAAGGGCTTTTCTATCAGGGGGATCGGCGGGTTCATCAGGAACGCTGACAGTCGGGCCTGTGTATATCGTATCCCCTTGTCGGATGGGATATACATGCGCCGGAGTACTTTCTACCAAAATATCATCAGGAATGGTTATCCTTTGACCTTTAGAGTCTTGGAATGTAATAACGCAACCATATAACACTTCATGGACAAACAACCCCCCCTGGGCTCGAAGGGACGATCCATCAGGAAAGCCCCAGGTCAATTCATCACCTTGGGTAAATCCCGGTGTCATTAAATCGAGATCGCCAGCCAACACGTCCGGCAATGAACCGTTGGGATGTTGTGATATAAATTGATTATCAAAGGGAAATCCCGTATCAGGGTTTATCATCAGGTCATGTAAAAAGGCCGGAGTTGCTATTAGACAAGGCCCTGTAATGGCCGGTGAGGTACCGTTATCAAAAACATTTTGTGGAATCCCTTCAGGCAGGTACTTCCAGATTCTAGCCCTTGCCCTACGAATAGATAATTCAGCATCTTCAACGTTATTAATATCCCCAATGACAGGATTCGACAACTGCCCGATATCTTTACCATGAGTGCTTCGCCATTCACCATCAATGAAACGGCCCCAGGTATAAACCCCAGGGTCATCATCAGAATCGGACCCGGCCCCCGGATAAGTTGTCAAATAAGCCCGAGTCAATGTCGGGAACAGCCTGGAAAATCTATGGCTTTCTGACATTTTAGCCGTTTGCGCCTTCGCCTGCAATCTACGACTAAAGCCCTTCCAGACGGTTTTGGTTTTACCCAGCTTAGTTACAATAACATCGTCAATGTCATTATCAATAAAAGAAAATTGTTCAATCAACAGGTTATTCAGATAATCCGACGAAGGCACCCGGCCATTTATATCACCTGTAGTCAAAGTAAATGATTCAGGGGTCACGAACCAATCATCAGGCAAAACGGTAATATAATTGTCATCACTATTTACACGGCTATTGAATACGTCACACCATACATACCTAGCATGTAAAACCCCTGTTATCGGATCTTCATAACCCGGTGTTGGGTAATCTTTACCCGTTCCATACCAGAATCTAAATTTACCATCCCGATCTCCGATAAATTTACCTGTAATAGTTTCGTCAATTTGTTCAAAAAACTGAACCGTTTGATTATAAAAAGCTAAATAAATACGGGCTGCCCTGTCTTTATCCAGTAAGTGTTTATACTGGGCATTCAATCCCAACCGACCCTGATTCCAGTTTTTTGTGCTTCCGGCTGGTTTCATAGGGCCGCTGGCAGGCTGTCCCGCTGATATTTCGGCCACGGCTTCCTGGGCAATCTCGCCCAAAAAGCTAGGCATTGTCACAGCCCTAAAGTAAAATGTATCGGGATTGCTTATGGTATAAGTTCCTGTTAACGATCCGGTCAAGTCAGGGCTTTCTACATGTAAAAATGTCCCGGATGCGTGTTTCTCGAATATGACCCCATCACGAATCACAGGGGACAAGACCCTTACCTTGGTAAAAGATAAAAATAGCTTTTGAACCCCTCCCATTGCTTCATTCAGATGCAGTCCGCCTGTATTCCCATCAATGGTGTAATCAATATTAGGAACTAAAGTCCGGCCTGGACTCATACCATCGAATTTAATCAAATCATAAGGCTCTGTATCTACCAATGGCCCTAAACCAACAAAATCTTGTGTTTCTGGTGGATAGATCGGCCTTACTGACAATTTGACCGTGGGTTTGTTTATACCTATAGAATTGCCCACCCTGAATGGGGACGTGACGTGAATAACCGTCTTATTCCCATCATCGGATAATTTAACTTGCGATATGGTATATGGATAACCGCTGATTTCTAAAATATGGCCTGGGACGGCGAATTTAGTCAGGTTTCCAGTGAACGTGACCGTGCTTTGTCCACGGCTGATAGGCCCGAAGGGGAATGTATCCAAATCTATTGATTGTAAAAATCCCGCCGGGGCGTTTGTAGATATCGGAGACTTGCCATCAGGGTCAACAACACTAGTTATTGGTTTACATGATATAAGGGCAAGGGCATCCCCAGCCGGAGCCCGTGAACCCGATTCCGTTATTGTTGACGGGAAAATATCAACGGACGTAATCGGCCCCCGTTCCCCACCTTCATACAGTTTAGTGCTTTTAACATAATAACAATCATCGCCTAAACGCAATAATTGACCGGGAACAAAATCTTTTACACGATCCCCCCTCAATCCAAACCTTGATTGATTCGCTTTGATAAAGAAAGGGGGGCGGTAAATCGGCTTCGTGCTTGTCTCATAAGCCCGTTCACCGCCCTGGGCTTCAAACACGGCATAGGTAACTTTAACCACGGTGTCAGGGTCCAAGGTTTCTTTTAGAAACTTAATCTGCCCAAGGCCCTCTAAAGATTCAGGGTATGAGACAATAACATCAGTAGTCCCGAAATTTTTCATGATCGCACCGGTGAATATAATAGGGTCCACAGTGTGATCAACGGTCAATTTATCAGGATTGAATGTATATGTATGTCCATCAATCCGGTGGGCAACCTCATTACGGACAAACACGGGCAACACTTCAACAATAACATCACCTGTGGCACGGCCTTCCAAATCTGACTTAAAGTATTCAACCTCGACAATAACACCCTTGGATACGGGAGTGATAAAAGCAAACGCTCCCAACTGGGGATTTAGAGCAACATCCCGTCGGTTTTCTGTAATCATCTGCTGAACGCAGTAAACAACCGACCCTTGATACTTATCAATATCTGTTGAAGGTATGTTTAGATAACCACCCCTATCATATTCAATTGTTAAAGCCGGTAGGGATTCCGGGGGCATGAAATCCTCAACATAAACAACCCGGCTGGAAGCATATTTTGTCAATAAATTATCGGCAAAACATAATGTCCCGTTATGAGACAGGTACTCGATCCTATCATTATCCAAAACATCACTAAACTGACTTACAGGAACGGGTTTGAATTTTTCAGTCCCTAATTGAATACTAAACTGTGTCCGTTTAATAGGCACTTTCAGTTTATGGTTTGCAATAATGCCCAAAACCTCAGACCGTAGTTTAAGTAATTCCGCTGTATTAGACTTATCTAACCCATATCTGATATTGACTATTCTATCAGTGTCGAAATCCGCCCGAAGCCTAGGGCCATTTTCTATCAATAAACCGAGTGGTGTAAGTGTCCTTACTTTGAAAGGTTCCGTTTCCAGGTGTCTGAATTCTTCATAAAACATATCGGCAATCAGTGCCGGATCATAAACAGATTCGCTATAACCCTTAAACAATTCCCATGCGACATACCGATTCCCCGACGGTTCAGGTTTAGGTTCCAGCTCCAATGTATATGAATCAATAACCCTCTTTACAATGTAAGACCCTGTTACCGTTTTTAACCTGTAACCGGTTTCTATACCCAAATCCTTGAAGTCAGCTAATTCATCAGTAAACCCGCTTTCCGTAAACAATCCCGTAACACCATAAGCAACACGTTCACCGATCCTTTCTGTTAAAATCGCCGTGCCGGGGATACCATCCTGTGATAATAGGTAGTCAACATCAGGTGTTTGATATGACATCACCCCGTCATCATTGGAAACATATAAGCCTCCCAAGCCATGCGATAATGATTCAGGGACGATATTAGGTTTTCCAAAACTCACAATTGAGGCCGGAGTCGAAAATTCGTTATCCAAAACACCATTAGCAACCCAGTCAAATTTACCCTGTCCAAACCTATGAACGATATCTTTATAATGTTTCAAGGGCCTTATAATTAAATTCCCGTCAGCATCGGTTGAGGTTACAGAAAAATACACCCCGTCATCAATCCCTGCTACGTCTTGTAACGGCGGATTGTCTAAAAAGACATAAGGTGTCGGTTGGATATTTTCAGAAACAAGGCCATTTTCAATACGGACGGTGCTGTTAAAATCAGCAATGTCATCTTTTCGATCTAGATTCATAGGGCTCCTAAACAGCCCTACACTCACGCCTTCAACTAGCCAGTTATCAACACCCCCTTTAACCCTCCAACCCGGTAAAAACCCTAATACAGCGGCTCCTGATAGGTCTTTCTTATCATTTGATCCAAATCCGATCTCCACAGTCCCGTTTTTAGATAAAGCGTCAATGACAATCCGCCCGCTTAATTCATAAACCGATCCATTATCGTCTATCAAACTGGCAAGGCTTTCACTGACTTCCTGTGCAGTAAAAAAATCATTATCAGGTTTTTGATTAATTAAACTAATCGCTTCCCATTCATAAACATATCCGTTAATAGCAAAATATAAAATCTCACTGCCTGAAAACCTGAAAACATCCCTATTGCGAGATAATATACGGGGCTTATTTGTGTAAACCGCCGGATTAAATGTTGATTGTAAGAAATAGACACCATCGTCACCGGTATCTTTACGGAACTGTTTGTTGACGGTAACTTTTGATCCATAGATATCAAACACTTTTGCGATGTTGGCATGACCAGTCTTTAGTTTTGTTGACAGGTCTTTGCCATAATCGACTACTTTTATATCAGTGATCACAGAATCTTTAGAGAATATGAAAGTATCCCCGACATCAGATAACACTTGACGTATCCGGCCCGTATTAATGGCATCCTGGCTATCCCCACCCGGTCTAACCGATGCTGGTAAGTCAGGGTGTTTTGGCAATGATCCCGTCCCATCAGGGGCGTCGATAATGCCCGACACGCCAAGACCCCTATAGATATCATAACCGGTGAAGTTATCAGGCAAAGGGGCCGAGTCCGGGACATAAAAGGTCTTGGATTTGCCCGTTGCAGGGTTCCCATCCCCGTCCAATAACCTGACAGGTTTTTGAGTAGGCTGGGGAATTGCATTTAATGCCACCCCATCATATATGAGATCATCCCCTAAATAATGAATATCAAAACTTGACGATGAAGGATCGGACTTTCGTATATCAGCCAAACTTAAAATAACACGGCCCGTCGATAACGATACCCAGACCTCGCCCTCTTTTGGCCTTGTCGCCGTCTCCAATAAAGTATCATTTTGAAACACCTTGGCCGTAAGATATTGCCTATTGCCTATCCGTAGCAAGGGGCAGTCATCAGGCCCTGGTATTGGAGCGATATAGAGATTGCCTTTAGTGGCATCTAAAACTTTACCAACAATGCCAGTATCGGATTCAGTAAATTTTTTAGGGGAATACCAAATATGCCTACCAGCATAAGTATTGGCAAAATCAGGATTAAAGCTTAAATCCCCTGAAAATTGCCCCATAACACCTGATAGATAAGGGGCGTTGGCAAAGTCAAAACCTGATACCTCGTTATCGGGTATGACCTTAATGCCTAGCCAGTTACCAGCTCTTGTCACGGGGATACTAAACATCCCCGGTTCCGATCCCAATCTGATCATAGAATAGGCATCGGGATCGTCAGACCCCGGTAGATAAGACCCTACAGGTAGGTTATTTATCTTAGGGTCCATCTTAAATTTCAGATTATCGGCTGACAATAACCCTAAATTCTTAGGGCAAGACCCCTTATAAGGCCACCATCTTTGCGTCTTATTATCCCAACCAAACCGTGTTTCATATCTATCATTACGGGTCCACCAGAATCTAGCGGGAGACAGCGTGTATCGAACTGATACAATAACGTCCCCTCTCTTTATTGATAACCCACCCCCGAGCTGGTCTATTTGATCCGATGTTAAATAAACCACCCCAGATGATTGGAGATTCGTCACTACGGGAAAATAAAGATAGGGATTGTCCCCCTTACGTCCTGATACGGGGGAATCTATATCTACCCATCCCTTATCATCGTATTTAACATCCCCACGGGCAATCACAACCCAATAAACAGAACCTAGGCTTCTATTGCCAGGGTCATGTACCAAAAACCTATCGATCCCATCAGGCAATGAAATGTTGGGATTCAAACTCGAAATAGGCAGATCGCCCCCTGGGGGAATCACCCCTATGGCTTTCTCCAATTGCCATGACGGATCATCCACGGTCGTCAGGTTAGCGGTGTTTTGAGCCCATACCAAGTATTCAGGGGATGTAGTTCCAGGTGACAGTAAAATCGAAGCCCTATATTGATCGGCCCTTGCGTCAACGAAGTCCGGCCCTGGGATGTCATACACGTCAGGCAAGGGCTTTACATCCCGCACGACCCCCGTAACGGCTTCCGCAGTTGATTGTGCGTTTACCGGGGATGTGTTTACCGCCCTAAGTACATGCCCTGAGAACAACTGACTCATAACCTACACCACCCCAGATAAGGTCACACCACTAGCAGGATAAGGTGCAGGGGCACCTGTTACGGCCCCCATGCCAAAACCTTGTAACAGCAAGGATGTGATACCGTTTCCCAAGCCTATAGATAATACACCGATCAAAGACCCGGCCCCCATCATAGCATTTAAGTTAGCGTTCAATAAACCTATTAAAGAAGCCGCATTAGCCACCGTTATTTTTGAGGTATCAGAGCCCACCCCCACAGTAGGGGACAGGCCCTGATATTGACCAGCACTGGTAAAAGCTGTAGATATCCCTATAGAAACAACAGTGGCCAAACTCGATCCCGAAGGTCCGATCAACCCAGCACCAGTAAAGGCCCCCATCATTAAGCTAGGATTAGGGGGAACAATCAGTTTTGTGGTAGGGGCCATAACATTGCCAACACCCCCTGTGCCTACGGCCACTCCGGTCAAGGCCAGATTCTGGGGCTGCATTACGGCCCAAGCAATCACGCCATTAGCAATACCCATAGCCATTTTATCAAAACTCATACCGTTCAAAGGCACCCCGCCTGACGCCCGTGCTGCTAGTAAAGACCCTTGAATAATTGCCGGTGTCAAGGCCACTCTAAGAACCTCCTTTAAGGCGTAACTAAATGATTAGGAGAGCCCATGCCAAAAGTAGAAAACGGAAGGTTTGTTAAAGGATCACGAGAACCCCCCGTAATAATCGGCCCCATTTCAGAGCCTACTACAGGGGCACTTAAATTCACGTTCGTGCCCCCCTTGACAATCACGGCCCCTCCGGCTGCCTGGATAGTCACCCCGGTCAAACCGCTGATAGTTGCAGAACCTGCCACGGCATTGATCGAGACATTACCCACGGCTATGTCTGCTTTCATGCCTGATGGGGACAATTCCAAGCTATTACTTACGGATTGTGCTTTCCAACTTCCCGCTTTTGTCGAATAAAGCATGTTACCAACCAACATTTCAGTGGTGTGATTACCCAACTTGAACTGCTCTTCACGATCCCCCCAAGTATAAACCACCTTTTCACACACTAAACCAGGGACGTTAGGCGTATAAGTCCGTTCATGTAATGGCCCGCTTGTCGGAAGCATTGACTTTGGACCAGCGAACGATTCTGAACACTTCCCTGAAACACTAACCTGAAAATTCTCCGTCCCTACGGAAACTTGGTTCACACCATTGATAGCAACCCCGTCTTGACCTGTTAAATTGATATAACTGGCATTGGCTAGTATCTCCCGGCCCTGTAATTTTAATTGTTTTTTGGCCCCAACCCAAACATTTGTTTTACCTTGAATATCTACGGCTGGTAAGTCACCCTGCCCCCCGCCCGTACCCGATATGTTGGCCCCCCGTACCGTCCCCCCACCATAAATGGTAACAGGCCCTACTTCGGCCCTTAGATCAAGACTGCCCTCACTTCTTGATACCAGCCCGATATGACCATCCATTATCATATCGAACCGACCTCCCATAGCTAACTTTAGTCCCCCGGCTAAAGAAATTTCAGCAGAATTCTCTAACGGTGGACCCCCTAACGAAGCCTTAAATTGACCTTTTTTATTTACCCCCCAGAAAGTATCCCTGCCTCCCATATAATTAACGGGACGCAATTTGAACAAGGTCGCCAAATGTTCACTTATCGGAGTTGCAAAAGAACTGTCAGGATCGACAATAGCAGGTTCGATTCTAGCATTAGGCATATTGCCATCAAAAATCGTTGCTTGTAAAGGCAGCCCATAAGCCCGTCTACCTTCAGGTGTATAGACATCATTGCCTACAACACTACCCAAAACCCATTCGATGAAAGGCGTGTTTGACGGTTGTTGTAAACTACCAACTTCAGGATCAGATTGCGGTAAACGATCAGCGTCAAACATATCGGTTTGTTCAGTGACGGGCAATCGACCATCTGATGTATGGTTAATTTCTAATCGGTATTCTGTAAAAGTTTGGGTATCAGGTTGTGTGGTGGCATTATCCCGACTATTTGAGGCCACTCGATAAATAGGCTTTCCACCGTAAACAGCATCCGATATGGCGGAATCTACTACAGCCCCTGTTTCATCAATAAAAAGACCATTTCTCAAAAAGCTATAAGGGTCTAAATAAGGATCACTGCCTATTAGACTCCGGCCTAAAAACCCCTCGGATGTATCGTCAAGTAATTTTTTACGAAACATCCGGGCAGGTTTTAGATAACCTTTAGGATTTGCAAAATCAACAAACAACTCCTCTACAGGCTCACCGGCAATGGCTTGGGGAGTGTCATCCCATAACAGGCCGTCTGATATCATTGACGTGGCAAGTAAATGGGCATCCCTTTGGACCATTCCAGAATAAACCCGTGTCCCTGCTAGTGCATCAAACCTTTGCAGTGCCCTCGTGACCGCCGCTTGGTCTTGATCCCTTAATCGAAATTCATTTCCCCGTCGGTTGGCTAAAATAACCCCTTCATCTAAAACTAGATCGGAACCCTGGGCAGATGAGGCCACGATGTTACCGGGCTGCATGTGCCTTAGTTTATGTCTGACAAAGTTATGGGCACCTTCAGCTAATTGTTGGTTTTTAGGAATGGATTGATCAAATTCATCACGTTCAAAATCCGCCGTTGTCATCCAGCCAGAGCCAGTCCAAACACCAGGGACAAGCCAAGCTAATATCACGGGCGTTTTAGTCCCCCCACCAGCACTGGAAACCCTTTGTGAAGTCCAACCTACAACACAATAATCCCCGATACAAGGCATAGCTCCAAAAAAATGCCTGTTGCCAGCACCGGGAAACGTGAGGGGCACAGGCACCCGATCATATTGTTGGGCAACACCGCTAAGTGTCCGTAATGTAACATACATCTCGACATAATCAATATTAATGACCTTGGCCATCCCTAAGCCATAGTCATTATCGGGATTCATGCTTTGGATTCTGGCATATTCAGCGGCTGATGAAATGCCCATCTGGGCCTTGATGGAGCCTAATGACGTTGCCGGTACTCTAAGATCATCACTCATTGAATTACCCATCCTTCTTAGTAACGAATTCGTCTAAGGCAGCCTCCCATTGGGACTTCACCTCGTTTGCCTTATCTTTAAGATCATTTGTGGTAGCTATGAAAGAATCCTTCATCGCCAATGCTTCCGATACTAAAGGTGTGGGTTCAGTGTCCAACACCCGTCCTCGTAAAGCATCTTGGGATAATTTCCATTGATGACTTGCCCTTTCCGCATCTTGTTGTAACCAAGGAGTAAGGTTATCTGTTGCCACACTCTTCGCACCATCCGTTACATCTACCGCTGGGGTTGAAACTTCTACAAAACCCACCATACCAGCAGCCTCTAGATAAACCGACGCTTCTGCGGCTTTACACATACACACGCTTTTACGGGTCATGGGGGCCAAATCCGCCAAAGAATAAGCAGCATTGTTCACGGGCATTTTGTGAACCCCATCACGGCCCTTTTCAGCCCACCAGTTCATAAAATTCAACTTGAAGGCGTTATCCCTATCCCCATCGGGTGTGAGTAACCCTATATCTATAAGCTGTTGATCGGTCATGTTTTGCCGCAACCCTTCAACCACTTCCTGTTGTAAATGACTGCTTATACTCCCTGTTTTATTCCTAATTAAATCATCTAGTACTTCTCTAGCCAACCCAACATCTAACATTGCCATAGGGTCTTGTTTATGTAAAACATCAAAAACCCCCTCGGGTTCAATTGTAACATCCCGCCCATACCGAAAAGAGCCCACTACACGATACCCTTTTGAATCAGAAACAGGGAACACAGGGCTCGTGATCAGCTCAGTGTTAGCTTTCTTTGTGACAATTTCTGAAAAATCTTGATAGGAATCCGTTTTTTTTACATTTACTAATGTTATAAAGTCCCTTTTGATCTTCCCCACTGTTTCAGCTTGACCTACACCAGCTTGACTTGTTAAATACCCCAGCCATTGCGACTCAAATCTAAAAAATTGGTTATAGACATAATCCGCATATTCAACGGCAACCATTTCCCAAGCTTTATTTAACGACACTTTCCCGCAGCCCACAAAAGTTTTATTGTCCGAAGGCTTATCAGCCCATTCATATTTATTTAAGGGATCCTCAACAGGAAAGGGGAACCTCCTAATCATAATAAAATCGGGAGCTTTAAGGTTCCCAAAATTTGGTATTAGATTTGAATCTGAAGCATAAATCTCCCTTAGAATATTTATAGCATTTTGAATTTTATCGTTTAATTCATCTAGCCAAGGTTGTAGGGCATCTTTGATGCTGATATCACCGTCTATATTCTTAACCACAGCAAGCACTTCATCTTGCAAGCCTCCTCGGATACTTGCACGAGAATGCTGACTGCTACCAGACGTTGTTCGCTTACTGCTAACTTTAACAGGGGTTCTAACTTCATGTACCGCCCACATAAACTCACGGATTTCGCTAGTGGGAAGGGTGTCGCCTTTAGGCATTTGAGGATTATGTGTTAAAACCCTTATGCCCCATTGAGGCTGCCTTTCAGCAAGTTGTGCTTCAGGCTTTATCTTAACCCCTTCAGGAACCGTTATTTGATTTGTTGGAACATAACTAATTACAGGATAGGATGACCATTCCGGCATCAATAATGGGTTTTTATATTCGACGGCTTTGTTTTGTGCCCCTCCCCACCCCTCAAAATGAGGCTCTTTTTGACCTTGTTGTCGAGGATCAGGATGGGAAGCCGAATAATACCGATACATTCCGGGCATCGTTGCTGTTGAAATAGTCGCTTTTTTATCAGACAGCATGTCTAAAAGGGTGATGGTTGATGACAAATCAGGATCATGGCCTGAACTTAATCGGTATTCCGCCCCCATCTGTTTAATGAGTTCGACTATAGCCGCTAAAGCCGCATCCCCTTCGGTTTTAGCGGCCATTGTGTCTTTATTAAAAATTCTTTGTTGCTCTTCCAATTGCTGTTGTAAAGAACGCCCTTCAACCCGCACCTTTTTCAGTTTCTTTGGTGGCGTGTCCACCTTTTTTGCCTGGGTTCCCTGTTCACCAGAATCCCCATTTGGTTTTGTTTCATCAGCCCCACTTACATTTTCCTCACCTACTGCCCCCGCCTTTGGTTTTACATATTTATAAGAAACCCCTGCCAAAGCGTCTGCATACTTACCCACCTCTCTCTTCTTTCCCTGTGATTTCGCCCTTTCTAACTGGTTTTCAAGCACCCGAATCCGAGTTTGTAAGTCTTTAATTTTTTGGGCTGCTTGTGTTTTTTCTTTTGCCATCTGTACCTGAACTTCATGCCAACGATTTGCCGCTTCCATTAAATCAACAGCACCCTCTGCAAGTTTTGAAGCAGCTTTCCACGGCCCTTTCTTCTTGTCCCCCTTAGAGACAGGATTTAAATCATTTAGATCAAAGTACACTGATACCTTATGTCCATCGGCGACCTTAAAACTGTAATAGCCTTTCCCCTCATCTGTCAAAACATTTAGATTCACTGCCGTTTGCACAAGATTCTGTACTTTTAAGGGTGTATTTATCAAATCGATATCTGCCCCTAGAACATAAAACAATGGGTTTATTGCTTCGGGGTCTAAGGCCATAACAACATTAGGAAATCCAGATAATTTTGATTGTCCGGAATTATCTAAAACCTCCAAAGGTTTTTCTGGTAAAGTGGTGTCGCTTAGGTCTATGGCTTCAACTCCTTGTGCAGTTACTTTGCCAGGAGCATAGAACTTCGATCTTTTAGCAGTAAGGGTTAAGGTTGTGGTACATCGACCCCCCATAAAAAATGAATGGGATATAGACGTAACATAATAATAACAATCAAAAGATACGATATAAACAGGATACCCCGGACGTATTTCAGGCCTTAGTGGAATTGTAAGACTTGCAGTATGAGTATGGGCATTTTGCAAGTCCATCATGTTCATACTCATAAAGAAAACAGAATTGCGATCACTTAGATACTTACATTCAAAAGACGCCGCCCTCCACCCGTATTGAGCCACTAACCTATAATCAATATAAGTCCCCTGAACACCGAATTCATTTTCAACCCCGTGCCCCACAATCCCTGATTGTGCCCAGTTCCCCTTACCTACAATATAAGTTGCAGCGGGCTCCTTTTCTGACATACTGATTGATATTATATCAATGTCTTCAATACGGTAAACACGGGCCGATGATGTATCTAAATTGTAGAAAGGGGGCTTGAATACAAAATCCCCATCAACATCCTGATAAAACTCAAAACCAGTAACTTTTGTAACTTCCTGGGCAACATTCATTTTTGTATCGTATTGGGACTCAAAAAATTGCAAATCCCCATAAGCCCCTATGTCCTCAACAAAGGCAATCATTTCGGCCATGTCCACATCGAAATCCGCAACCTTTGAGCCTGTTTCTTTGGCCCCAGGGTCTAAACCCCTACTGAAAACCAAACTTTGTAAAACCTTCTGATTCCCTAAATTCATACCTATTGATTTACCGTGGATAAAAGACGATGTTTTTCCATCGGCTTTTTTGAATTTCCGTTTCAAGGAATTGGTTAAATCCTTTGAAGTAATGTACTTCCCCAACATCCCTGCTTGAAACGTGTTGAATAATTCACCTGTTGCCCCATGAAGCCGTAATCTTGCTTGGCTTGTCTGAAAACGTGCATCCCAATACCTTTGGAAAACTGACCACAAACTTTCCGAGTCCGAACCCCGCCCCACCACCGCATCGACATTAGTTTTATGTGAATAAACCCAAGACACCCCGGCCCCGGCCCCAGCTAAATCCTCATATAAAGTGTAAATGATTGCGTAAGGGTGCATCCCAGTAAAGTTGTGGCCAAGTATATTCATTTTATTTTTAGACCCAACGGGCCTTGCCCCAAATAATGAAGCATTTGTGCTTATGGGTAGATATTGCCACAATTGAAGGATTGAGATACATGTCAACGTAATTGTTTGAACACCAGCATCGTAGGATTTTGATACATCAGTCACGACTCCGTGAAATACATGGTAATAAGGATAAGCCAACAAATTTTCAATATCCCGGCCTCCCAAATCTTGCCCCGACAGTGTTTCATGCTGGGATTCTAATCGAAGGTTGGCCTTGGATTCCGGCTTTTCATCCTCCTCTGGTGCTTGAGAGGCCTCAATCTGGGCCTTTACCTTTTGACTAAACTGGGGATCCTTCCACCCGCTACCAAAATACTTTGGACCGTCCTGAATATTCCGTTTTTGCATCCCCCTGTCATACTTGGCTTCCCACGCTTCTTTTGTATAATCTCTCCCCGGCCTGTCCCGCTTTCCTAAAGCTAAAGGGGAGCTAAAGATAGCCTCGAAACTTTCACTAGGGGTCTTATCAGGATTTCTGGCAACTTTACTGACGACCCAAAGGTTATTGACCCCATATATCATGCGCTCCATGTTCACTCTGGGATCAAAAGCGTTATAAGTAGATTCTGTATCCGCTGTCCCTGCCGCACGTTCATCTTTGAAGCCGGACCTGGGTTTGCCCAAACCTTTAGGGTCTAATTGAAATAGACCCAACCCCGGCCCGTTTACTTGCTTTATATTCTTTATCCCGGATTCGTTAAATGATTGAATAATAAGCCCTGCGATAAAAGCCGGGGTAAAGCCCGCTTCCAAACCCATCTCATAAATGACCTGGGCATTAGCCCTTTGTTCATCATCTAACCTCATTTTGTCAAAGGCCTCTTGGAAGGCCAGGGCGACGGGGGTTTCCTTTTTTTCCGGTGATTCTATTATAGGCTTGGGATAAACTGGGGTGTTGCCCGGTTCTTGCTCCAAGTTAGCATATAAACCTTTAACAGGAAAATATCCTCTTTGGTAAATATGGACCTCCAATCCCGACCTTAAAATCATTCCAGCGTCCCGTGCTAAAGATTCATGGTGGTGCACAGGAAAGGCCAAGTTTATTGTCGCAGAAGCACTTGTGGGCTCCACCCCTGCATCAACATCAACTTGTGTGATAAACCTTTGCAAATCAATTCTGCTATTGCATTTTGAACATCCCGGTAATGTTAGGTCCCCATTTATGTAAACCAATACGTCGGGCGTGTATTGAATTAATTTTTTATTGTTAAGTTTCCACGTACCAATATAAGGTCTGTCTGTAAGGCCCATTACTTTTTATCCTTTTGGCTAACAACTCGTTCTGATGAACGGCTATCTTCAAAAACAAAGGCACTAGGTCGTTTAGTTTTTTGACCAGTAAATAATTCTCGATGATCCCCTCCCATTGAAGTTGTACTAAAACCATAATCACCAGTTATTGGTCGGGGTTGGTAACGATTGTCTTCTATACTAGGGTTAGGAGATATCATAGGTAAAACCGCATATGAAGGGGCTGCTAAATCAACCATGTGGCTTACGGTAAAATCTATAGAAATCTCCATCCCCCCATGCATTTTTGAATCTTCAAATGTCCACCCAAAAGACTCCATATGCCCATAATAAATCCAGTTATCGTAAGAAATTGACAAAGCCCCAACAAAATGGTTTGCATAAGATTTTCCAAGTACATCAAAAATATACCCGTTATTTTTGTACACCCAAAATAAACTCACTAAGTTCTGCCAAGCCGCTGAATCTTGCCTACTAACCCACTGAACCCCCCGCCCTTCAGAAATAAATGCCCCGAACTTAGTTTGGATAGATAGTTTGGGCTGGCTTTCACCCCATGTATGGAAAATATATCCGTAACGTGTCCTATCTTGATAAGATTGAATTTTCGATAAAGATAAAGATAGTTGATTTGGGTTGACTAGCAATACCAAGGGGGGGGTTTTTAAGATGTTTGTTACTTGATTTGCCACATCCTTTGCAACATTGACATCCGCTATAGCAGGGGGTCCTAAACGCCCTGAACCACTGCCGACATCATCGACACTTGCCCCCCCTAGGGCTTTATTTGACGCACCCACCATTTCATTCGGGTCGCCTAAAATTTCTGACATCCCATACAACCCTAAACTTGACTGGGCTACACTGGAACGGGCAAACGCAAACCTATCAAACTGATTGTTAGCTTTGTCAAAGTTATTTATCCCAATTTTATTTGAAGCTTGGTTAAGAAAGCCTCCGTCTATCCCAAAAACCAAGGGCAGCTCTAATTGAATAATGAAAGGGGACAGGCTGCGGGTTAGGGGGTCTGAACCATCAATAGCTTCTTTTGTATTTGGTCTTAATTCAAAACTGGTGTTAGGGCCGATTGGAAGTTTGGAAAATGCTTTTGGGGGTGGGGGTTCCACAACAGAGGCTTGTGTTAAAAGATTCCTATAACCCCCATAACCTACGGTGGTGTCTTCTACTTCAGGCACCTTTTGAGTTACTGGTCGTCCCATTTACCGTCCTTAGTACCTTCTAAAATACTTCGATGCTATGTCCGGCAGATCATCTAATGATCTTTCGTAAGGCATAGAATGAAACCTCTGAATTTCAGTATCTACCAAAAACTTAGCCGTTAAAGCAAATTGGTAAGGCTTATCAGCGGTTTCAGACGTTGTAAAATCAGAAAACCACCCAAAATAAATCCCACCATCAAATGAAACTTTCACAATTCCCTGAAACACAATATTCCCATTCATGTCATAAATAGAACCGTTATTGTGGAATAAGGCTAATAAATCCAAATACTTGTCATAAGCTATCGTCTCTCGTCGTGTGCCCCCTACCTCTAACGCTCCTGGACCTCCCGTGATGTTGGATAACCCAGAATAAAGACGCATAAACCCGCCAGTGCTTAAGTTAAAATCTAGGTTTCTAACACCTTCGCCCCAATGTTGTTCAACAAAACCGCCCCGTGTTTGTATGCGTTCAATGACGTTAGAATAAGTAATGGTCATTGAACTAGGGTTTACGTGCAAGACCATTTTCAAGTGATCTGGTAGTATTGACGTCTCCCAATCAGGTCCGATAATATCAAACACAACAGGCCGCTTACCTGATTCACTGTATTCATCGTAATGTGAATCGAAAGCAGAATTAAAAATTTTATTATTAGCCATTATCTTACCCTATCCGCAACATTCCAGTTCTAAGGGCGTTATTCAAAACAGCTAAGGTATCCCTAGGCCCGATTCCAGAAAATGCGGCATTAATAGTAACACCCCTACCGCCGCCAAGTGCTTTAGACACTGGGCCACCGTCTTTGAAGGCCATAACGTGATCACCTTCAGAGATTCTGGCCATCCGCCCCCCTGCACTGATAAAACCATCCTCAAAGGTTTGTGTGCCAACATTTCTTTCTAGGTAATCTCTTAAAATATCATCAGTTGTTGAAATTTGATAAAACCCGTCACCTGACATCATTAACTTTCGGGCTTTAGCCAAAGCATCTTCTGGGGCGAACCCCATCCCATGTAACATGTCCGCAATTTTCCCTTGCCGTTCTTTCTCATAGGGTTCAAGCAACCTTGTTGTTTGATCTTCTGTTATTGTTTTATGTTGGCGGAGCTCCCTTTCGCTACGTTTATCATCGGCCATTTCTTGTTTACGAAGAACATCACCACTACGCTTGTCATCGATTGCTTCCTGTTCAAGCATTTCTTCTTTACGGGATTCCCATTTGAATTCTGAATCATAAACACGTGCGGTCTCCTTTGCCAAGCCCTCCGCTTGTGCCACTTGTCGTGCGCCCCCCCACATAAAACGACTATTGGCCACCCGATCCGCCGCATCAGTAGCGTCCTTGAAGGCCTTATCATAATCCCCCTTTGTCACCTGACCGGTTGCTAGCCTTACCGCCCTCTCCCAACCTTCAGCGGTCCTTAAATTCCTCTTCCCAAAAAGTTCCTCTACTGTTTTATCTCCGATCATAGTGTCCAGATCCAAGTTGGACAAAGCTTCAGACCTGCTACCTACTTCCTCTCTTTCTTGCAAGAGTCTCTCTCTCTCTTCTTCTAAGCCTTTTATTTCAGCTTGGGCTTTTTCTCTTTCTCCTGCATCTTTTGTCTTTGCCAAAACCTGTTGTAAATCACCAATTTTTTTATTATTTTCACTAAGTTCTTTATTTCTTTGTAGTATTTCATCATTATATTGTGCCTGCACCTTTGCTTTGGCAGACATCTGTTCTTTTGAACCTAAACCAAAGAAACTTTTTATCTTTTCAACACCTTTCCATATCTGTTGCAACAGCCATTGAATTCCCTGACTTAAAATCTTCGTCATTTCAGTTGTATTGCTTACAATCTGTTGTGCAAACTTTTTGTCATCTGGATCAGTTTCAAAGTCAGCTAGTTCTTGCCCTTTTGTCATAATAAATTCTCTAAAAGAATCCCCTATAGCAAATGAGAGATCCTTGAAATCTATCTTCCCCTCTTTATCTTTAACTGCACGAAAACGGGCACCTGTTTCATCGAGAATCACTCCCATACTTTCGCTATATTCTTTATTGAACTCCTCCACTAGGGCAGTTATTTCATCGTCGTCTTTTGACCCTCTGATCCGTTTTTGGAATGATTCCAAAGTTGAAAATTGTGAGCTGTAGTCTTGTCCTACACGTATCCATTTTTTCAATTCTTCCCCAGCCATTCCTGTTGCCTGTTCTACACGTATCTGATTAGGGATGTTATTTGGATTAATTTGATCAATTCGCAAACCTGTTTCTTTAACCGTCGCCTCTAACATAGTCAATAAGGTAGCAGCGGGGCCTAACTCCGAACGGGCTGCAACAGCCGCCCCCAAACCCGCCCCCTTTTTGGCTACACCAGACAAATTCACTAACGAAAAAAGTGAATTAGATAAATCCTCATTTCGTCTTTGAACTTCATATATCAATAAGCTTTGTTGCTTTCTCGTCATATTTGCCAGAGCTTCGGCAACTGCTTCCGGCCCTTCCTGCAAACGTAAAACGGACAGTAGTTCTCGAATGTCTTCTGCCTCGGCACTATCCGTACCTACATTTTTTACCCATTCATCAACTTTTTTAACAAATTCTTGTGTTGAAAACTGATATTCCAATTTTGCTATGTCAAGGCTTCTTTGCACTCCAAACTTCATCACATTTGTTGTTGCGTCTTTGACCCCCTCATGCTTAAAACCAGACATAAGCCTTTGTAAAAATGCTGCCCCGTCCCCAGCCCCCAGAACTTTCCCTAAATCTGTAAAGATACTTGCGGCCTCGTGCAACCTTACATTATAAATTGACATTCCTGATGTAGCTTGTGAAACCGCACTAAAAAATGTTTTAACCCCAAAACCTGATTCCCGTGCGGCTGATAATATCATTGAAAACCGACGCTCGACCCCCTCTAATGTAAGCCCTAAATCCCCCATGTAGTCCCCTGACATTTTTGCAATTTCGGTGGCACTAGACCCAAAAAGCTTTGAGTATGTCAGGGCCTTTTCTGTGGCCTTTCTTAATTTTTCCTGTTCGTCGGCTACGTCTGAAAACTGTTCTTTTAGTGTTTCAAGAGTTGCCCTCCCTTCTTGGTAAGCATTCCATATTTCATAATGCTCTTTTGCATCAATCCCCCATATTCTTGTAAAACTAAAAGAATCAACCGCCGCCTCACGTGCCTTTGAAAAAGCATCACTAACTTCCCACGCACGGTTTGCTAAATCACCCCCTGCAATACTCGCCCCTAAAAGAGCCTGATTAAACTCAACCGCTTGTGCATTTGCATCTAAAAAAATCTTCACTACTGCGGCTATACCTGCTGCTGCGGCTGCTATAGCTGTTAAAGCCGGGCCTAGGGTGCCTGTTATTTTTGACAGTATGTTTGCAACACCCCCTCCAGCCTGTGCCCCCATCTCGGCTTTTTCATGGGCTTTTTGCGTTGCGGCGGCGGCTTTAGAGAGTAAGCTTGAAAACATTGATATATCTTTTGACGATAAATCAGAAAAAACACCGTGCATTGCTTCGCCAAAATTCTGGGCTGCACTTCCAAGTTTTTCCCCAAAATTCTTGGAGCTTTCCTCTAGGGCTTTTTTTCGACGTTCCCCTAGATCCATCTCTTTGTCAAATTGTTCTTTTAACGTCTTAAGTTTATTTTCTGCAACCTCTTTCGCATGTTCAACCTCTCTCAACATCGCCTTATCAAGATGTTCTGTATGAATTTTGGTCTCTAGTGCTATGATTTCTTCCTGTGCCTGAATCATACCATCTTTTAATTTAGTCATGCTCTCTTTCAGGAACAATCGTTGACCCTCTTTGAGTGTTCGTGCACTTGATAGTACGTTTTTAACCCCGATATCTACCTCTCTTGAAAACTCCTGGGCTTCCCTAATTAAATCGGCCAAGTTTGTGTTGAGATCAAAATTGAAACTTTCCTTAGACATAGTGTCCCCTTCCCCTATTTACCCACTGCTATTTTTCCATCTTCTACTTTTAAATTGCCCGCTGTAGGTTTTTTCGCAATGTATTTTTGAAAAACGGCTTCCCTAACAGGATGCTCAAATATGTGCCTTGCACCTTCAGGCCCCGAACCCCGTTCTTCCAAAATTTGCGCCAATTGCGTCGGGGTGTACCCCACTAACGATACTGGAGTATCTGCCTGCTGTTCATGCAATTGACGTAACATCTCAGCCCTAGCTTCGGCTTCGGCTTTTTCTTGTTCATACTTTGCTATAACCTGTTCTTTATACTCTCTAACCGTTTTATCGTGCCAATCCTCACGACCCGTTACCCAGTCATACATTTCTTTTTCAAGGTCTTCCACGGATTTCGTTCTTTGAATATATTTTGGACCCTCCAAACTATTGTCCGATTCGTCCACCCCTTCTTTGAGTATCCCTTTACTGACATAATAAAACTTATCCATAATTTGTTGACGACGATTTTCCTCCTCTAGCCGCCGTCTACGATCAGCTTCATCAATCTGCTTAACCCCTTTCGGTGATTGTGCCGAAGCGATTAGTTTTGCCCTTTCCCAAGCATTTTCTTCATCGACACGTTTATCTTCATGACCATTATAAACAGCCCACATTTGTTGAACATAATTCAAACCTAACCTTTCAACACCAGGAATCCCTGTAAAAGCATTTACAGCCCCCGACAAATAGGACTTCCACTTATATCTAGACGTTGCCTCAAAACAAAACGCTTCCGCCGCAGAAACCGCTTTTGTCTGTCTCTGATGCAATCCTAAAACTGTATTAAATAACACATCTACCACAACGGAACTTAGATTCTTAATTTTTTGATATAAGTATGAAGGGGCATGGACATCCTGTAAGGTTATCCACCCATCCACCATCCAAATTGAAGAGGCTATAGACCAGTACTGCCATTCCTTATCATTACTGCTATAACCACTTACACGTGAACGTAGAAGAAACAGATCACCAGGATTTAATGAACGTAATTGAAATAAAACACCGCTGATTTCAACAGGATGGGATAAAAAACCTACTGTTAATAACGATTCAACATCATCATATAAAGGAAGCCGTTGCTCTAATGTCGTTTTCGGAAGGATCATGTACCCTCATTACGGCATCTTCCTTGACACAAACCTGGGATTTCTTGAATCCTTCATAGGCGCGTCTATAGACATTTTATCGACCTGTCTCTCGCTCGGCATTTCCGATAACACTTCAGGCTCATTTCGCCCCATGGCGGCGAATTCATCAGGAATGCCATTTTCATCTGTCAAAACCCCTTCTCCTAGAGCTTTTTGTGTTTCATAAGCTCCCACATGTGGAGCCTTTCGATGCCCGAATTGCCGTCTCGCCTCATTGACCACAGGATCATCAGGCATAGGGGGCAGAGGCTGCCCTGCTCTTTGTCTAGCTTCTAACAGCCTTGCATTTTCTACAGCAATGGCATTTGCATCATCAGGGTCAATAAAAGAGTCATACTCTGGTCTAGTTTCTGGTTTAGGTGTAGGGTTTGTTTGAAATTTTTGTCTTGGCGGGGGCGGGGGTGGTGCCATTTTCACCGGACTTGGTTCTTCATTAAAAGATTCAGTCTCAATTTTGGAAGGCGGTGTGTTATCGATATCAATAACTTCTGATTCTTTGGGTTCAGGTTCACTATCAGTCTCCAAAGAAGATGGTGCGGTGTGATCATGTTCAGCTATGGAATGTATTTGAGTTCTAACAGCACCCCTTATCCTCTCATTTGATTTTCGTTTTTCAATTTCAGACTCTAACCTTGTAACTTTAGCCTTTGCCGCTTCCAACTCTAAGTCTAAATTCATGGGCTCATAATGAACCGCTTGTTCTGCTTTTAATTCCATTTTCAATAAGAAATCTGAATAGTGTTTGAATAACTGGGTTCGTACAGGCCCTGCCCATTTCTGCACTAGTTTTCGTACTGCCATGTGGACAGGTATTTTCACTCTTTTCCCATTATCTAAAACTTCACTAGTCTCGATAAAATCCACGCCCCTTAAACTTTGTGGGCCTATTGCTATGATTGCATGGGATAATACCGCAACTTTGAACTTTTCAATAAAATCTATAGCGTCATTTATATCAGACAGATCACTGTAGCCAAATTCTGTAGATGCTGCCTCTTTTTGAATTAGGCTTTCTTCTTCAGGTAGCAAAGCCCGTAACGTGATCGTGGTCCCCGCAACTGGGACTTCAATTTCTTCGTTACCTAATTTTTCAACGGGTGCAAACGCTTGTTCTAAGACCTCAAATGTCAATTCCATGTTTTTAACCCCTTTAAAAAATATCAAAGGGGGTTGCGATTGCAAATCAATAAGATTTTAGGACAAGAGTATTTTTATTTATTTCTTTCTTTCGTTCTGTCTGACCCCTATGGGGTTTTTTCACAAGCTCTAGATTTTTCATTCTGTTTGTCTTTTTATCTTATCTAACTGGCAACCAACAGCCCCACCAGAAACCCCACTAATCTAGTTTAGTAAACCTAATTGAACCCAACTGTCCGATTGTCGGGTCATTTCCTGTAGCCATAAACTCACCGTACATAGACGAATAGTCATGCATGTCGGTGATGGTGATACTACCGTTTTCCATAATTTGACCAGAATCTTTACTAAAACTAACACTCCAACTATTAAACCAACAGCACTCGCACATGGTAATAATAGCCGAATGGCCTTGCTGTTTATGCTGCTGATTGCTGTCTGTTGGAGGGGACCCGAACTCACTATAATCAATAGGTTTGACTCCCCCAGTGAAACCATCGCCTTTCATACCTGTGTTTGCGTTCTCTTTCCCCAACATATCCCAATCTGCGAGGGACGAAAACACCAATTGCATCTCCACGTCAAACGGCCATCTGTGATGGGCCAGGGATCGCACAGGGCCATCAACGCCCGATGCGTACCCCGTTGCCTGCCACATATTACTCAAATACAATAACGCCCTGTTAAAACTTGACGTGGGGGCTCCTGTGACCCCAGGGACAAGTTCAGCAATTTTATCCCCAAAACCAATACCACGAATTTCTTCAGGCGAACGACTTTGACTTGGCCCGAATTCCGACAAAACCCCAACTTGATGCATCGAGGATATCTCACCATAATGAGGTGTCAGAATCCTGACTTTTTGGCTTACGGCAACCCTTGTGTTAGGGCTTGTGCCGTAATCATACAAATAAGAAGTTCTATCTTGATCTGTGTTTCTGGCCATGTTTTGGGCCTCCCTTATCAACAACTCTACACACTTAATGCAGACTATAGATAAATTATTGGATACCTATAACCTATTATAGGAAGTTTTATAAAAGAATTATTGAAAAACTGATTACGGCATTACTTTCCAGAATCTGAATTTATGATCCAAATTAATAACCCATTTACTGTCATGTATGTAATCACAAACCTCAAGGATGCTTTTTGCGTCAAAGATTTCAATCTCGTACGAAGTTATATGAGCATTTCTAAAGACACCTTCAACAATAACCTCAACAGTCCAGTTATTAGCCACCCAACAAGTTATCCTGGCTTCCTGGGTTATTTTTGTAGGGTTTTGACCATCGGGATTTTTACCCAAGATCACCCTTGACCAGACAATTTGATTTTTCCCCTTATCATAATAAATGTCACCCGCCCGACCATACTTTGATTTCAGTAGGGTCACGGCTTGCATAGACACTTTCATTAAAGCCTGATCAATTAATTTTTGAAAAAGTCCCATAGCCTACTAACCCCCCTGTCTTTCAATATGCTTGAATGCCTCTTTAGCAGCCATTGCGAACAAATCCACTAAATGCTTGGAATCGAACTTGTCAGTGGGGATAATCTTTTTCCCGATGATTACCGCAGATATGTCATGACTATCCTCCCTGAAAACACTGCGACATTCGACTAAAGGGTCTATGTTATCAAGCACAAAACGCACTGATACCGCAGAATCAAGACCGCTATCAGTTTTCAAAATACCTGTAACCGACCCCCCATCATTACTTTTCCGAGATTTTATTGAATCAAACTGTCTTCCAAATTTCGATTTAATTTGAGACATAGCTTGGTCCGTAACTTCATCAATGGCTTTAAGATAATCTTTATAAAATTGTCCCATTTTTATCTTACCTCATAGACCTATAAAGAAAGTTTTATAGATAAATTATTGAAAGGTTAGTTTACTACACGGAAGTCAAGGAATGACACACCTTCCTAAGAAGCCTTGCAGACAGGGCATGTAACTCTTTTCGTGTCCCCCTTACCGAAACCACCCTTACGGTTACGTGCGGCTTCCTGACGCTTTTCAGTCAATCTAATGGAACGTATCAAGGCACCATCTGATATTCTGCCACAGACATTTTATGCACGGGCTTCAAGTGTGTTGCCCGATGGGGCCGCATATCTTGCAGATAACAAAATCAAGGTTCTCGACCTTACTTGCTTCTTGTTCATTTTGATAGGCAATGTGAGGAATATCACCGGCTTCCTGTCGATGACGAAAATGCCCAGACAAACCACGTTTTCCATCAACCAAAAGCCCACAGACAGGGCATACTTGATCACGGGTTTTAGCTGACAAGGACACCACCTAAAAAACCATAGGGAGAATAGAATTAATGGATTAGTTTGTCAAAAACTAAATACTGATTGTATGTAACTGCTTGATTTTATTGGATTAGGTCGAGGACCGAAGGTGGAATGTCACAAGCAGATATAAAAGTGGGAATACGGGGCTGTAGAAGGCTTCAATTTCAGCCATTGTCGGATTATCCGGCGAGATATTAGCTTTAACACCTGTGTATGCCGTGATAATCCGAGCCATAACCATTGCCTTCAACATCATTGACACACGCCCTTCAACCTGAGTCAAAATGCTAGGTAGGTATTTCACCCCAACAAACCGTCCCAACACGTTTCTAGCCTGTTGTTGCACTTCGTCGGCAATCTGAATAATAGTAGGCAATTTGGTCAAGGTACTTGTCAGGTCGGTTGTCATGCCGTGCCGTACTCGCAGGAAAAA